TTCTGTTGTTGTAACACCATTGTTCTTGCCACGTGTAGGGGTATATTCAAAGCTTTCCTGCTTGCCAACCATAGCATAAAACATTTGTTCTTTCTGTTTCTGAGTTCCAACACGGATAATTGCATTCATGGCTGGGACAAAGTTGAACTGGACGTCAATAATTGTGGGAATTGCGCTTTGAATCGTAAAGCTGTTTGCCTCCATGAATGCTTTCATCAAAGGATTTTGAATATTGGCAAGCCCGATACGGCAAAAAGAATATGTTTCAGGCGAACGAATGTCCATTACGTCTGCAATATTTCCCAAAGCAACCAAATCCAAATACTTGTCAGCATAAGAGTTCCAAAGAATGTCATCAACAACCTGCAAAAACTTGTATACAATTCCGACACCAGAAAGATCTTTATTGGGATAATCACACATCTGGTTGTTTACAACCGTGGCATAAGGATTAGGAGCATCACAAATGTGATGGTCAAGAATAATAATATCCATTGCCTTGGAAAGCTCCTGACATTGCATCACATCATTAGAACCAGCATCCGGGATAACAAGCAAGCTCGTTGATTCAGGGACCTTGATATCTGATGCAAGACCATGTTGCTTTGCCACATGAAACAATACATTGATTTTGCCGCCAAAATTGAGGTCTTTGAGGTAAAGATATACCAGTGCAGCTGAGGTAAATCCGTCAGGATCACAATCGCATAAAATTGAGATTTCATGAGCCAAATCTGCGTGTTTTACGAAAATTTCTGCCGCTGCTTCGATGTTTTTTAAGAGGTATGGGCTGTGAAAAACAGACTTTGACGGATTAAGGACGTTTTGTGCATTTTGCACATGCCGATTGGCAAAAATAGTGGGGATCGGGTCACGAAAATTGTTATCTGACCCTTCGATTAGTTTAACTGACAATGACAACTTATTTGATCCTCCTAATACATTCATGAATCATACGAGCGAATTTTTCTGGATCATCTGTTGGGGATTGTTTTGGGGAAAGAATATCCTTTGTGTCAATAGCTGCGTATACTGCCGTTCCTGCAATGAAGCGATTGGATAAGGATTCCAGTTCTTCTGGCAAAACATCTTTATCAAAAAGAAACACAATCGGAACACACAATCTTGTAAGCATCTCAACCTGGGCACCAGAGATCGTTTTACCACCAGTTGCCACACAATTTTGAATCCCCATAGACCACATCTGCATAACAGACTTTTCAGCTTCTCCTACATAAACCTTTTGATTTGATTTTATATAAGGAAGTGTTTTATAGAGTCCATACAAAATGCGGCCTTTTGCACAAGGCTCAAGATAGGTATATTTAGGTTCTCCCTCTTGTGGGGTTCCAAAAAGACGACCCTTTACGCCAACAAGTGTTCCAAGTTCATCCCTAATAGGAATAGTAATATGGTTTGTTTGTGGATCGTACCCCAATTCAAATTCTTTCTGTGTTTGGTAAGAAATATTATCTGCAAAGAAAAGTGGATTTGCCGCCTTGGTATAATAATTTAATATCACTGCAGGAATCGGCTTAACCATTGTCAATTCTTTAACATATGATATATCATCGTTTTGCAGAGCCATCAGCTCTTTTGTAATTTTGAAACTCTCTGGCAGATCTGATTCAAAATCATGATAATAGTCAAGTCCTACCCAAGAACAAATTTGCTGAACAGTTTTGGGGAACGATGTTCCAAGAATAAACTCGGCCAAAGAAAAAATATCTGCCGAAGAGTGCCCTTTGGTGATATCACGGGTGTAATTTAATGTGGTCAAATAGTCATTAAGGTAAACACAAATTGCTGTTGGATTGTCACCATCCGGGTTTGCACACTGAAAAAACTTTCCTTTATTTTTAATATGATGGCAACCAAGATTTTGAAGAATGGTTTCGACTTGCTGTTGCTCCAAGATATAAGATTTGAGTTCCCCGATATCGACCATAAAAAACTCCTTATCTGTTTGTTATTGGTTTACTTTTTTACAGCTTCACCAAGTTCAACCCAAACATTTGTATCCAGATTGAGTTCAAATAGAAGTTTTTTCTTTTGGCCGAAGCGGTTTTTGTCAACGTTACCAATGTAATAACGCTTGTTTACATCCAAATCACGAACCACTGGATCTCCCCAGTCTGCATCGTTGTAAAGATACCCATAGCGATGAAACATGGAATGAGGAATTTCTTTATACAAAACCAAAGTATGTAGAATATGTTTGATTTGCTTACAGTTTGCAATTTGGCTTGAAGTCAATTCATCTGGAAGAATCGTATTTGCTTCATCGGAGAGCTGGATAGAACCATACATAAAGATTTTGAGCTGCTTTGCAAGTTCTGTCAGCTTCGTAACTGTAATTTTGAATGCTGCCCAGTCACCGGTATCTGCAATGTCAGATTTCAAAGTATCATAGAAACAATACTTTACATTTTGTGTGATTGCCGATTTGCGAATTTCAAACTCAAGGGTTTTATCGTCATAAGCAGAACTGACATCTTTTGCATAGATAAGTCCCTGTCCTTCTGCATCAATCCACTTTGCAACCGTAATTAGTTTTCGATATTCCTCAGACTGTTTCCCAACACGTTCAATATATCGTTCAATCGTTTCTGTAAAGCAGCCATCCTCTCCCTTTTCTCGATAAATGAAATCTCCTTTTACATCCTGGTACAAACCAAGGGTGATCTCACGTTCCTGCTTTGTGAAGTGTACACCATGAAGTTCCTGAAACTCTGGATTGTTGGCAACTGTTGTAAGCAAACAGAATCGCATTTCATCTACAGACATTTCATTAAGAAGAACCACAACGTTTTGCTTTTTCACCAATGCAATATAGGCAATCAACTTAAACATGAATCGACTCTTGCCAGCATTTGAAAGCATACCGGTGCACATCATTGTACCTAGCTTAAATCCGCGGAACAATTCATTCATGATTGGGAACGGAATTGTAAGGCCCATATCGGGAGTTTCCAGGCAATGATTGACCGTCTGAACCATATTTTGATTCAAAACAACGCACTCTTGATTTGTAAGAATGATTGTATTGATTCTGTCGGCCTTACCACGGATCAGACTATAAATATCATTTGCTGTAAATAATTCAAATTTCGGATGCTTAACGATACCTTCAATATTGAAACCATTGCGCTGATATTCTCGCAAAAGAGAGAATTTTTTTAAAACCTGAAAATAGTTTTTTGCATCCTTGGGGTTCGCAAGCTGCATATAATTTTGAATCGTTGCATACCCTTTGAACTCTTTGTATTTTGCCAGACGAGATTCATCTTCTGCCATAAAAGTCAGGATAGATGTTTTATTGAAATCTTGAGTACGGGTAGAGTACATAACGGAAGCGCAACTATAAAAGAAACGAGTGGCTTCATCAAAGAAATCATATTTCTTTCTGACATAGGAGTCGAAATCTACCAAGAGATCCGGTTGTTTATAGATAGCACCAACGAACATAATTTCGTTGGTTGTGTTACGTATTGCTTCCACTAATGCCTCCTATCTAAATTTCGTTTATGATTGAATTGAGATCAACACCACTGGTAGGCGACGTATTACCTTGTGTCAAATTGGAATAATCAATGTGCTGCTGTGCAGTTGTTTCTACTGGCTGCCCTGCGGCGACCTGCTGCTTTTTAATCCAAATAAGGTATGCAGGATAACGCGACACGAGAATGGCGAGATCGTAATTAAGACGGGAAAGCCCATCTACTTCTTTTCCTTTTTTGCGGTTTTGCTCCGCAACTTTATCAAGATAATTTATTTTTTGCTGCCACATATCCAAAAGATGTTCTGGTGGAATAGGTTGGGCCAACCCTCTATAGGTTCCCTTGTATACACTATCCAACCTGACAAAAAAGGCTTTTGGCATCGTTGTGTTGTATCTTTCCAACAACCAATCCGTTAAAATTCGGCGAGCAGAGGAAGAACGCTCCCCTGCTGCCTGTTTAGATTCCTTTTTTGCTTTTTTTCTTCGCTCTTCTTTTACAAGCTCTTCCATAGAAGATTTTGTTTGTTTTTGAGCGAATCCAATATACTCATTTATCTTCCGCTGTGACCACGGAACTTTTAGTGATTTTTTGTAATTAGAGAAACACTCAATGTGCGAGATTGCACCATTATTTTGATAAATGTAGGTGCCAACATCTTTTTGAACGTCTATGTAATTATGGCAGTAAATACATTTACGCCGGATCGGCATTAAATGTTTGCCTTGATTGTGGCAATAATCTTTTCCAGAACCTCAGTGTCTTCAATCTTGGTAATCTGAGTGGGCAGCCCTGCCTGCGCAACAGCAGCCTTTGCGTTAGATTTCTTTACGGGATCGGAGATGGATTTAAGCAGGCTAAGTGCCTGAGCACGAAGTTCTTTTACATCCGACTTTGCAACAGCCGGTGCCGGTTCGTCTTCAGGTTTCGTTTCATTGGAAACACCCATTTCCTGCGCATACTTTGCCTCTTCCGTTTCAACTGCATGGCTCAAACCGTTCTTAATGACAACATGAGCATTATTTGCAGTCTTATTGATGACTTCCTGCCAATCAATCAGCGACGGATCTTCAAGAATCTCACCAGCAGAATGAACTCCGGTACGATCCTTTTCTACAAAAGCTTTCACCGTATCATAATCATCAGGGTCACGATACATACGAATACAGGTCTTGCAGTTGTACTGCATACCCTTAAAACCTTCGGGAATTTTGCGACCAGTAGAAACCGATTCCTTTTTACCGTCAATAATTCGCTGCTCCTTTTCATCGGTTTCACGAGCAGTAACAATGTAATGCTTGCCAGAAGCATTCAAGGCAAGAATCAAATCCTGACCCTTGAAGTTGATTGTCTGATAATCCTTGAGTTCCAGACCAGCGCCATCAACCTTAACCAGACGAGCATCGCCAATCAGACCAGCAATATCTGCTTTAACATTTGCACGCTTCTTAGAGAATTCAATAATTCCCTGCTTGGTAGTCAGATTCAGAACAGATGTACCATCAACAACGATTGCATCCGGTCGGAAAGGCTTACCATCGCCGTCCAGCACAACTGTATCGGTTTCATTGCCATCGTCATCAATCTCATAGAAATCTTCGTTATTAGTTGCACGAGAAATATAATCAAGAACTTCGGTCAAAGACTGTGTATAAACGATCCAGATATTGGCAGGATTTACACCATTGGCCTTCATGGTCCCCAGGTAATCGTCAATCGATCCGCTCTCAGGATCAAGATACAAAACCTTGAACGGAGAACCGTCAGGATTTTTCATATAAGCAAACTGGCTTGCCATAGTAGACTTGCCAGTGAACGGTTCACCATAAATGGTCATCTGAATTTTAGACTGAATTGCATTACCGCTTCTTGCACGCGCCATAGAATTGATACCTTTCGATTAAATATAAGCTAAAACAAAACGACAATTATAATTACCAGGGAAGTTCGTCATCATCGACCGAGAAAGAACTGTCGGAACCCCAATCATCATCCGCGGCAGCAGTTGCCTTCGGCTTGTCACCAAAATCAGACTTTGCAGTATTGGATGCTACAATTTTGGCAAGTGCCTGTGCAATTTTCTCTTCGGAATATACATTGGTATCAAAGCTCTTGGGATCAACACCGTCAATATACAGCTTGCGAATCGTAGGTGCCTTCTGCAGCTCCATCTGGTTTGCATCGCCCCATTCATCATCTACTTCAATTTCTTCCACATTCTTGATGATGGAAATATTGCCAAAAGCTTTCATTGCAGTATAAGGCTTAACCTTTTTACGCAGGCTCTGTGCCAGCTTTTCGTGTTCCTTATCAATGTAGAACTCTGCATCTTCAATCGTATTGTATGTAACAATCTTTGCACTAACGACAAACTCCGTCTTATCCTCCGTGGGCTTTACACCAGTGAAAATAATCACCTGGGTCCAAAGTGCATTCTGCTTAAAGTCATCAGCCTTAAAATCAATCGGACGGCACAGGCTAACCTGGTTAGGAACAAACCGCTGCTGATGTCGGCCATTGTAGGTACTGAACTCAATTTCACCACGAGAGAAGATAGACGCTTCATCCTTAAGGTTATCTGCAATTTCCTTAGTTGCATCAAAGGGGGCCAGAATCTTCTTGTCGTTGACTTCCTCACCCTTGGAATTTACAACCTTTTTCACGCCAGTTCGCACACCAATCAGAGTGAAACCTTCCTTAGAAAAGTTGTAACGATCACGCCATGGAACCGATTCAGTTTCAGGCTCAATCCCCTTTTCTTTATCACCACGCTTGGAGTAGAAAACATTATCCTGCTCCATGCCATTCAGAGACAGATAAACCGAGCTGCCTTCATTTACTTCGACACCAAACGTTACGGCACGAAAATCTTTACCATTCTTTGCTTTCTTCTCCGTAAAAAAGTTGTCTTTCTGGGTGCCAGAGACAATACCGGCTACCTGAAAAGAACCTTTGGTTACAGGAAGATCGAAAATACGCTGTTTTGCCATAGAATTTACTCCTTTTTATGTAATGAAATCAGCATTTCGTTAGTCAAGTACGCCTTTGTAAAGGCAAAAAAATTTATCGCCTTTTTCGCATATTTTTGTGTGTTGCAGCACCATGACGAGGAATCGGGTTTTTAATTTTTTCCTCACCTTTCTCATAACCGTCAGTACAATCATCATAAATTTCCAGAACACAAGCCATTTCTTCCAAAGCGTCACGAATTGTGCAATATTCATTGTATGATAGCCGTCCCACACGGATACCATCTAGCAATTCAGATGCCTGACGTTTTTTTGCAAGCGCACTATAGATTTTATACTTTGCACTATTTTTATGATAGTATGAAACATGATTTGCTGACGAAACTTTTACAGATGGGACTACCCCCAGTTCGACTTTGCCAAAGCTGAATTTAGAATCATCATTGAAGTCGTTCATTTTATTCTACCCTCGTCTTCTGCTTAATAAAATCTGGGATCAATCTATTGAGCACTTTTGCAAGAGTGATACATTTACCAATCCATTCGTTGTAGCAATCATCTTCGCCAAAATCAAAAGACCGCTTTTCGTATATTGTAACATTCATACTGTTATAATAGAAGCATGTAATAGTACGTACTCTTTCAGTTTTGCAGAACGTGTTGTGTTCCCAAACGACACTTCCACCGTTGGCAACCGCTTCATTAACCCATTTCAAAACAGTAGTTTTTGCAAGGTTAATATCTTCTTGTGTCCAAGAGTAAACTTTTTTAACAGCATCCTTTGCAATGCGAATTGCTTCCTCTTTATTATTCTTGGGAATCATAAAATCTAAATGGACCATTTCTACATTGGCTACTTCTTTGTTATCCTGTACTCCATCAACCAATTCAAGTTCATCTTCCCAGAAAACGAGTGTTTCTCCCTCCTGAACGGAATAGATCATTTTGTTGCTTCCAAAACTACGATCAAAAGGGCCTTCAATGGTAAATACATCCCCTACTTTAATTCTGAAACTATTTCGTGCTGTACACTGACTATCCAAACGAACAACACGAACTTTGTCACCATGTTTGAACTTATAATCCATTTTTTTACTCCGCCATATCACTGGCATCAACAATGATGGAAGCATCATTACCTGCCTGCACAGTAGGAAGCTGACCGTTCCATTTGTCATACATCTGCTGCTGGATCAGTTCCGGGGTGAGGGACTGGGAGATCAGACGGTTGGCATCGGCCTGAGCCTGGGCTTCAATCAGTTTGGCTTCGGCGTTGATCTGAGCGGTTTCTTTTTCCTGGTTGGCTTTCGTGATAGCAACTTCTTTTTCTTTTTCGGCATTGACATTGGCGGTCTGCTGCTCGATCTTTGCCAGCTCCAGATCCTGCTGAGCGTTGACCTTTTTCTGGACAGCAGCACGGGTTTCGTCATCGGGGTCGATATTGATCAGAGAAACGGATTCAATGATGATGCCGTAAGGCTCGAACTTATCCTTGAGGTAGGCGGTGAGTTCCGAGTTGAGGGAAGCACGCTGGTCGCCAAGCAGATCAATGACGGAATACTTGGCCGTGACCTCTTTGGTCCAGGACATGATGTTGGGCTTGATAAAAACCTCTTTGACGTCTTTACCGGACTGACCCTTGAAACGAGTGAAGGTATCAGCGACATGATCGGGATCAAAACGGTAGGTAAAAGTCATATCGACAGTAAGACCCTTACCATCATTGGACGGGACCTCGAAGGATTCATCGCCTTTGGAATCACCGTCCGAACCGGAGGTGAGGTAAGACTGTTCGATGCCGATGGTGTAGGTAGTAACTTTTTGGGTAGGTTTGACAAGATGAAAACCCTGAGAGAGAGTGGTTTCGGCCACGCCGCCGTTCATGTTGTAAATGACACCGACATAGCCAGCAGGAATACGGACAGTACAAAACAGAGAAATAACGATACAGAAGATGATGACAAGAGCAGAAAGAACTGCGCCAATGGTTTTGTTCATTGAAAAACTCCTTATTTTTTGTTAGTGAACTGACGGAAGAAATTGAGAATTTTGGAACCAAATTCATCATAATGCGGGGAAAGCCAGGCCCAAAAAAGAATGGCTGCGAGGATTACGAGAAGGATAAATGCGACTGGAATGAAATCATCTCCTTTGCTATAAATTAGTCAAATTATTAGAATCTGGGCGGCGGAATGCTGGATAGCACAATACAAACCAAGATTACAATAATTGCACCACGCATCTTTACAAATTAAATACCCCTTTCATTTTAAGATATCTATATAAACCCGCATTGGCGGGATATGGTGGGGCCACAGGGATTTGAACCCTGAACCGAGCAGTTATGAGCTGCCAGCGCTAACCGTTGCGCCATGGCCCCATAAAGCGCCATATTGAATATGGTGCTCATTTTGTTAGACAAATTCACCTTTGTTTGAGTAAATAAAAGACGGGGCACCAAGCCCCGCTTTTTATTTGGGCCTATTCATTATCTGACATACCATAATAACAATTACGCCACGCTTTGTAATTGCTTACACTGTTGAGTGTTATTCGCTTTTCGTACTGTGGAAATAATTTCTTTAATTCTTTTCGTTTTATCTTTGTGATATCAATGTGATTTTCTTCTTCGTATTGATGCCATTCAATAAAAACCGTGTTAATTGCAAGACATGCGCCTTTAAATTGTTTTCCATAATATTTTTTAGCTACTTCTTCATTATTAAAATAAATATTTGTTAAAGATATAATACGTTTAATACCTCTCGGAGAAATAGCTCCTGTTTCAGTCGGATATCTTGTTGATGCTTTTACCAAATACTCACTTTCGCAAAGCTCAAATTCAACCACTCGATTTCCTATATCTCTGCTTTTATCATTTGCCATAGAGAATTTGTAGCTAGACAGATTTGAACAAAATTCAAGTTGTTCAAACAATGCTTTGCTGATTTTCTTTCCATCAAAAGAGAGGTTTTCTTTATCAAGCATTGAAGTTTTAAGTGTTGGTATTTCGTTTATTCCATATCCTAACCAAATTAAAACTTCAATAGCTCGTGCACGGGCCATTGCTGGCCCTGGGATAACATAATTTAAGGCATTGATAAAATCTTGTTCATCTTTAAAGTACAACTCAGCCATCCTATATGACGAATTTACATCCGCAAAAGATAACGTTGAAAGCGCTTCTATACTGGGAATAATAATATTATCTGTTGCACTCAACCATTTCAAGTAATCATAAAGGAATGAGTGTACTTTATAAAACGATGTATATGAAGACCATTTGTTTTCAGAAAATAATATAGCGAAATCATTTTTGGTGAAATCATTCAACTGTTTCCCAAGCTCATTTTCTTTTTTTGTAACACGCTGGGACCATGATAATAAATTTTGATATTTGGGATACTCCTTCCCAAAAATCTCAACAGATTGTAAATCCATTTTGGTTCACACCTTTCTAATTTACATAATACCATATGTAAAGAAACAAAGGCAAGAGCCAATTTGTGAATCCTCTCACGACTAAAGTCGTGGGCTTCCCGCCCCTTTTAGGGGAAGCGGCGTTCTAACATAAGATACGGTAATCTCTCAGCCAAGGTATCTGGATGGATACCTCTACCGCAAGAAAACTAATGACTCAGTTAGCATCTGTACATCTTACGCTGCTTGTGCCGTAAGTTTTTGATGTACCAACTTCTCAGCAAAATTGAATTCGGCTTTTGCTTTATCAACAGCTTGAATTGCCAGCCATTCTTTGTTGAAGCAATCAATCAAGAAAGAAACGGCTTCACGATACAATTTTATAGTATCATCGAACATCCGCTGCTTTTTGATTTCTACGGCATAGCTTGAAGTTACTTTCATCGTAAAGCCTCCTTTCCATTAGATTTGACTCCTTCTATATTTCCGAGCCGCCTAACTCACGACTAAAGTCACGAGAATGCAGCGGCTCATTATTCAATCTGTTTTACGCATACAAACGGAAAGAATCAAAATCTTCTTTATCTGGCATCACAGAAAAAGCTTCATAAAGGAACGGTTCATCCAGAATGCGTGCAATCGCAATATTTTTCATTTGCTGATCTGTTAAGTTACCAAGCTTTTTGATGAACTGTGGCTTATTGATAGATACAACTTCTTCACAAATCACAATGCTATCTTTTGCCAAGAAAGGACAATCAGACTTACGGAGCATCACATGGACAGGAGAACGCTTATGTGTTTTGCTGGTAAGTGTTACGCCTTTAACCGTGGGGCTAAATTTATTGTGCTTGTTGTTTGAGGTAACAACAAATGGACGACGACCGCCTTGCTGATGACCAATCGCATTAGGAATGTCTACGAGCCAAACTTCGCCCACTTTAGGAAACTGAGCGGATGCAGACGACCAATTTACATTTTTAATAACTTCCATGATAAATACTCCTTTACTAGATTTTGTTAATTTCGTTAGCCAAGTTCATCTTTGGCTTGATTATAAGTTAGCATACCGCTCAGATAAAGTCAAGCGAATTTAACGACTTTTAAAAATATTTTTGATATAGTTGTCTTTGAAAGACAATTCAAGCAAAAGATCCCCAGAAAGACCAGCTGGAACTATAATGTCCTTGAAAGGAATATGCCCATTTGTGCCAGACATTTTGAAGTAGCACTGCATGGTTTTGTTAAAGATTGCCCGAATTGTAACAATCTCTAATACATTTTCCGGCGGCTGACCGCTCGATAGAATACTTGCCATGCGCTGAACAAAATCATCCGTAACGCATACAGCGCAAACCTGGACTTTATCTCCGGTTGAACTTTCAATATAACGTCCCTGAGCAGTATATGTAAGAAAATCCTCTCCTGTTGCTGGCATCAGATACCACATACCTTGGTAAACAAACGTTACTTGCATGGTTTGTTCCTCCCCTATTTTAAATTTTGTTTCATTTCCAACCGCTTTCAAAGAATGTATTTCAAGGATTTCATGTTCGGCATAAGTAAGGGCAGGATCGTAACCTCTACCGTCCAGGTATCAAAGGTAAGTACATACCCTAACATATCATCGCGGGGGCAGATATCAACCTTTTTACAAGGTTCGCTAATATGGAAGTTTCCATAGGCATAAGGAACATGCAGCAGCTGTTTCAAGAACCTTTGCCACGTTCTGCGAGGTTCGCATGACTCAAATACCAACGTATGCGGATCTAATTTCATGTAGTGAATTCCATTGCATTCAAAAGAGAAACTTGTTTTTTCTCCGTAAAAATCTCCGGTTTGATAAGCATATACCGCAAAATTGTTTTGATACTTATAACGGTCAAGAAATTCCTGCAAAGTAAGCTTGTTTGTGTCTACTGCGTAATCTTTTAATGTTTTCATAACGTTACCCTTTGTCAATCAATTTTCAAACAAGTAATATGTGCGGATGAATTATCATTTACAAATTTTTAGTACTCACTTCCAGTATATTAACAACCGTTGGTTTCTGTTGAGACAACTTTTGGTTGTATTATAGCGTATAAATCGTCATATGGCAAGAACTATTTTGAGTATTTTATTATAAACTCATTCCGGCATCACACATAGGACACAAAAGATGTGCCGAATAGTCATCCCACTCAATCCCATTGCGATAGCACTGCCAGTAAGCCAGGTTGTAAACCGCACGGTCAAAATTACACTTTCGTTTTTGAATATACGCATAAATTGTCGTGCCTCTGTCGTCACGCTTATTACTTCTGACCTGCATGATAGTATCACGGCATTCTTGAACATAATGATTGCCAGGATACTTTTTCATTTCATTACGAACACGTTGATTGATGGAATGACGACTGCTGATTGTTGCTGCTGCAACAAGTGCAATACCTGCAAGAAGCCCCATACATGACACCCCCTTATTTCATTTCGATACCATTCACTGCAAAAATACGTTTCACTGCATTTAGTGTACTCAGAGACTCATCTGACGTAACGCAAAGTGACATATCAACGCTGATTTTGCGCTTATAAAATTCCGATTTCGTCATAAGAGTATTGGCAAGGATATTTGTATCCAGATAGGCCCCAATAAATTCAATTTCATCCGGCATTCCACAATCTCGCGCTACAAGCCACATCGACGGCTGTAGCAGTGTAGCCCCCACTCCACGAGCTGTAGTAATATTCGTGTCTGCGTGCAGCTCCTTTTTTAACAGTTTAAGTTCTTCAAGCGCCCTGGCCTTTCCGTCCATTCCTGCCATGTTCATAATTTCGTCTTCGACAAAGAATACAATATCACCATCCTCATCCGACTTTTTAATTTTGGCACGAATCAGATCCATTTTCTTTTGAAAAGTTTCGTTCAGAGATGCAGTGCAATAATTAACCACAACAAGAAATTTCAACATAAAACATTTACCTTTCTGTTTTGTTTGAGCATATCATATTATAATGCGTACAATTTTTATTGCAATAAATATACAGTTTTACCACAATTTACATAATTAGAAATAAATTCTATTATTCCGGTAAGTTCTCTACAAAATCAATACCAAGATCAAATGTAGAAAGCATTTCATCTGTTTCCTGTTGTGTGATACCAATATAAGCAAGTGTTGTGGATTGGCTTGAATGGTTAAGAATTCCCTGCAATGTTGCCAAGGCCATAGGGGATTCTTGATTCTGGCGGTAGAACTGATAACAGAATGTCTTGCGCAGCGTATGTGTTCCAATGTTATAAGGGAGCTTTAAGTCGCCCTGCAATTCCTTTTTGAGAAGCTTTTGAAGCGTATCAACATCAATCGGATCGCCAGGCTGTTTATAGGCTGTCTTTGAACGTTTGGAATTACTATTGCTGCGCTTCCCACTCGGAAAAAGATAGCCGTTGTTTTTGAAATAGCTTTCATATTTACACCCCGGCTTACCCATGAGGTCCAAATATATTTGCAATGTTTTTTCAGCAGCCGGAGTAATTTGAACCGTAACATGCTTGTGAAAACGCTTTGTCTTTTTACATTCCAGGCGGAATTTAACACCATGCTTTACCTGATATCCACCGCCGCATACCGGATTGGCAACATCCGACACCTTTAAGCGAAGCAAGTCGCTTGCACGAAGTCCACTTGTAATACCAATCTGGAAAATGCACCAGTTGCGATACTCCCCTTTTGAGTAAAAATACTCAAGCGCTTTTGTAATATCATCAGGATTACGAATGGGTTCAACGGCAGAATTGAAGCCTTCGTGTCGAGAAACATCATAGTTTTTGCCGGTAGAATGTACGGGTGAAAAATCAATCGTAATTATATTATCAGAATAAGGCTTGCTAATAAGAACTGCTGAACCCATAAGATGACCTCCTGTTAAATTTTGTTAATCTTTATTTCTGAAAAGAGCTGCCTGTAAGCTCTTTATATTCATTCAAAAGAGCAGCAACTTCTTCATCAGACTGAGCCATAAGATTAAGAAGTGTTTCCTTTTGATATGCTTTAAGCTTCGTGTTAATTTCCTTTTTAATTTCTTGGATACGTTCTGCTTTTTTGGTTTTACTATAAAGGTGTTCATAATCAACTAAGCAAATCAGTGCTTTTGTCGGGTGTGCCCCATCTTCGTTTACCAGCCTAATCGCATCAATTTTAAGTACGCTAAATGTACTAGGGTCCATATGGGTTTTTACTAATGCGAAAGAGCTAGTAAGGTATACCGCTTCTCCTTGTTTGAGTTCCCGAAAATTAGTCTCCTTTGTAAAAAAATCTTCGTCTGCAATTTTAATTGCAAAATAATAAGGTGTTTTATTTTCCACAGGAGTGATGTGATGGCACTGAGCAATATAATTATAATCCTTACCAGGGGTCAACATAATTCATTCTCCTTTAATATTCGGGTATTTATTATTTTGGGTGGGATTTCTTACGAAAATTGGTGGTCTACTAATTTATGTAAATACAATCCCTTCGTTTTTGGCAACAAACTTACATTTACCAGATGAATACGAGTTGCCGTTTGTGTCGTAATATCCATCTGCTTTACCGTTGTGTGAACCGCTGGTTCCTTGCATCACATGAGTATGCTTGCCAACAAGAAACACACAGCCGGGAAAGTTGCGCCCCGGATTTCGATACTCCTGATGATGCTCTTTTACCTTGAGTTTGCATACATCATCAGGATGATTTTGACGAAATTCTTCCAAACTGTCAGTAGTCTACTCAATAGCTTTGTGGCGATTTGTTGCCACCTTTTTACCGTTGAGCGTGTACACACGGCTCATATTTTCTTTGTGCAGTGCTCTTCTATCGTGACGGCGAAATTGTTTAAGCTCATATGGTACGCGGTTGTTTATATTGTTATCGCAAACATCATTTGGTAAAATGGAACCAGCAATACAATAAGCATCAAGCCAGTAGTCTTTGCTAACACCGTGCGCTGCACGATAATCGTATGTGCTTTTCCCTGTTGTTACAAAAAAGTGCTTTGGGAAAAGAGAGCTCAATTCTTTTGTCAGCGCCGGTATGATTTGATTCAATACACTTAGCGCACCGTATCTTTTATTGAGCCCTGTTTTCTTTTTGGCGAGTTTCTCTTGCCATGCCGTCTCTTTATGAACGAAGTTAGGCATTAAAGGTTTACCGTCTTTGCTGAGCACATAAATAGTGGACATATACGCCACCTCCTTTACGATAAGTCTCTCCCGCCGAAGCAGAAGGTTGTATCTCCCTTGGCTAGATGACGCTTTCGCATGGTTGCAAGCTGGGAAAACCGTACAAGTGTAGCTCGTCATCTTGACGTACAAAAGTACATCTGCCTGTGATACTTACAAAGTTAGGCGGTTTTGTTGGAGCCACTAAATTTCGTAAATACCTAATACTCAATAATTTCTACAAACAAATAATGATAAAGCATTTGAAGCTTTCGATATTCTTTGCTTTCCACCACTTTTTCTTTTGTATTAACTTCATCAAGCAAATTGATAAATAATATTGCCAAGACAAGTTGTGCTTTAATTGGGCCTACATCTCTAACCAATTCTGATGCAAAGGATTTGCAGCCACGAGTTAAATATTCACCATCCCAATGATGAATTAACGTCATAATCAAATCCACAGATTGTTGGTCTGTACCAATTCTGGAAAGAACAGATCTAATTTTCATTTCATCTAGGCTAATTCCCCTAAAAAGGATAGTCATAATAATTTCAAACCAATGCTCTTCGATCGTGGTTTGAAATTCTGGGAACTCATCAAATACATTTTCTGCTCTTAGAATTTTTTCTAGCCTAGGGTTAAGTGCACCACATAATATGGTTCTCTTATCTGGAATATCCGCTGGACTTGACGGAAGTACGTTAGCAAGTTCGGGGACCATTTTGATAAAAACATCACTATACATAGCAAGGCCAACAGCAAAGCCAAACGATTCATTTCTATCAAAGAAGGGATAATTAAGCATGCTGTAGAAGAAACTATGTATCATTCTTTGAGGAATGTTATCTAGTGTTCCTACACAAGAATGAATTGCCTGATCCACATCTTTTCCCATATAAGTCCAAGAATCAACATTTTCTATAAGTGCCACTAAAATTTCTTTGGGGTCTTTCTTAAACAGTTCTTCCGCGTTCCCAGTACACTTAATTCTACGTTCAGCATAATTTCCATAATGGTACTCGTATGGATCATATACATAAATTGAAATGTTTTTTTCTTTGTATTTTTCTACATACATAGCCATAGCAAACATCGTAAAGCCTTGATTTGACAAAAATTTATCAAGTGATTCTGCCACACAGATTGTTGTTTGTGAACCAAATTCACAAATATAATATTCGTCATTCTCTCCAAAAGCCTCTGCAATACTGTAAATAGACTTTAATTCTGGCAAAGAAGCATTTGTGACAATAGTAAATTTACTAATATTTTTACAATGACGAGAATAACAAAGAACACATTCCCCATACAAATATGCCCAATATCCACGCTCAAAAAGTTTTGAAATAATTTCAATAGATTCTTTTGAAATATATCTATTGCTAGTTATATGCTCCATATCAAGTACAGCGTTGTACTTAAATCCTTTTGGTAAAGGATACTTTGGCTCTGGGTATTTCCATTCTTCGGGATTTACACTTGAAATTTTCAGCATATGTCCTCCATATTGCTCCGATTTCATTTCTTTTTTTATTATAAAAGAATCAATCCTCGTTCTCTACTTTGAAATAATTCCTTGCTTCATCTGGAATTTTCACAAACGGATATTTATTTTCAAAGTTTTCCAAAATATATGTACGATAGTTAATACACATCAATACACCAACTCCACTTGACGAATCGAAATAAAGCGGAAGAAACGGAGCATTGGAAGTTGTAGTAGTATAAATTTTTGCATTAGGAAGAAGAGTAAGCATATCTTTCAAATACTCTGCACGTACAAGAGTATTATGAACAAAAATCATAGGAGCATCGCCCTTGTATGTAAAAGAATCCGGGTAACAAGCTTTTGCTTCCTTGATGTATTTAGAGAGATAGGCAGCGGAAAGTTCTTCTGACGTATATTCCTTATTTGCATTTCGTTTTGCATTGTTGACAATAGTATCAAAATTCTCAAATCCCACTTTGCCTTCTGGGTGCATTGGAACCCCAGGAATCGGATCATTCAAAATCACACCATAAAACCCATTTACCATATACTGCTTTCCATCCTGCATCCATGCCTTTTGTAAATCTTCCTGCTTGTGAAAAGCTTTATTCTGTTTCAAAAGATTCTTTGCTGCAGTAAGAGCACTTCCACGGCCACTATTCGATGCAATTTGGGTTTTACACTGGTTGATAATTGCAGCATAATAACACCATGGCGGGATGTCTTTGTAAGATGCTGGGTCGTTTAGAATACTAGCATAGAATTCATCCCACAGCTTCGGATCTTCCATAGTAGTTTCAACTGTAAAGCGAAGTGCTTTACAGACACTTGTGTAAACCTTTTCAACATTAACTGCCATAATACTCACACTTTCTTGTATAAGGAGGTTGCAAAACGGAATGTGTATAATTAAAAATGTTCAAAGAACGGATTTGACCACAAGATTTTACGGCCACTTTCAATACGTGAGATCAATTTCATTGGAATCTCATATCTGTCATTATTGTAATCTGAATAGTTTTCTTTGAGAAATTGTTCTACATTGTTTCTGATATCTCGTGTAACAATAGGAAATGTACTGATTTTCTTATGTGCTACTGTTGTAAACTTCTTAATATCTTTAACTGGGTAATTGACCATCAACTCTTTTCCATTTACTTCAATGGCAATACGAACATTTTTACAATGCGAAACAGTACTAAAAATATTTTTGCATTCTTTTTCCCAGCTCATAGATAAAGATTCAAATTCATGGATTTTTTGCCTAATAAGATGCTGTTTTATAACGAAATTCTTTCCTTTATATTCACTAAATGGCACATTATTTTGGGCGCGATCCAGGTCATCAAACATTCCAACCACAGTTTTTGCCCAGGTTGTAGGATTAGCAAGAAATTCAACCGTTACAGTATCGTCAAATTCTTTGACATAATCCGCAACCTCATTAAATGCAGAATCTTTTTCTTTCTCAAAGACATATTGCAATACAGCCGTTCGATATACTATATCTTCACCTGCGAAATCATCTATATCTTTGGATTCAAACTTTACATTTTCCTCCAAATAATTCCATAACGTTTGAATCATATCTTTTGTAACAAAGTGTGAGGATAATTTTTCTTTGCCCAAACAAATTAAAAAGTTATAAGTTTCATTATAAAAATCTTTATGGTCAACAATATATGCCATAAAATCCAACTTATTCCCTGCTAAAAATTTGTTACCAGTCAAGCTGATAGGGAATCTTCCATAACTTTGCCCATAAAGTGCTTCAACATAATGTTCCCCACTTTTAAGTGGAATGCGAACAAAGCGATAGTATTCACTATAATTCGTGTAATGAATGTTCCCCTCTAAGACAAAATCTGTTGGATTAGAAAAATAGGACATTAACACATCGTTATCAATTACATTTGCAAACATTTATGGGCACACTCCTTTTTCTATTTATTCATATGTATGTAACTAGGAATCGCAGCACGATCCTTCTCTTCTATTTTTACAATACTTACTTTATCTTCACGAATGCTATCTTGTACTGCCTCTTCTATAGTTGTCATATAATCTCCGTCACCTTCTTCACAAGCCGAAAGAAATCCAATTATTGCTTCTTTTATACCTTCCATGGAAGCATGGTTTTCATCAACAAAGGTGACTTCAATTTCAACGGGGATATTGCATGTAACTTTATAAGTTTTTATTAGTTTTCCCTCCCTTACAATTTTCATCACATCGACATATTGTCGTAAACAAGTTCGCCCTTATAATTGGGAACAGGATAAATTGCATTCCATTTGCTGCTTTTGAAGTATTTATAACCAACGTTGCTACTCATAAGACAAAATTCAAGTTCCTCAAACTTCTTGAGCGTTAAAAGACGTCTGCGAATGTTCTCACACTCGTCTTCTGTATGACCATAGAGCTTGGCCCAATGTGCCAGGACCTTATTCAGGTCCTCTAATGCCCATTCATAATCACTTAAATTTGCTTGACGTTGATATTCAGCAAGTTCATCATCTAATTCTCTCTGTGCCTCTGCATAAGTAGAATAGAAGTGTGCTGTGGGCAAAGAAATCGTGTCACATAACCGCTTAATTACATTGGGAACAGTTTCTTTGTACCTTGCGTCAATGCGCCAACCATTCGATGAAATTTCTTGAATAAAATAAAGCTCTGGACAAAGATCCTTTCCAAGAATCAATTCACCTTTTTCAAAAGCTTCACAAACTGCTTTAGGAGAAGTAAAATCAATTTCAGGGAATTTGTACGTTAGAGGTTCGTGAATTTCAAACAAAGCTGTATCAGGTTTCCAATCCTTGGGGAGCTTTTGCCATTTCGTCGGACACTGCTGCTCAAACTCTCTATATGGAATTCCATTGATTGTACGAACATCTTTGCGCACCAAAGGATCAACTGTACATTCACCAAAAAACTGCTGGCACACAAAACCACAGCAAACTCTACGCAGCCAATGCGCTTTTGCATCTCCATAAATATCCCCAACATAAACACGATCCGGCCAGTAAACCACATCACCTGTTTTATAAACCTTTTCAAGTTGAGGTTTGTATTTATAACAAAGTGCATTTTCGTTTTCGATCAAAATGTTTGGGAGTGGCATAATTTACACTTCCTTTTCAAGTCCTTCAAGCAGTTCCTTGCCCTTTTTGGATCTAGCCAAACGTTCAGAAAGATTTTTTGCGGCTGCCTCCAAAATTACATCTTTGTTTTCTTTGAGAAAACCGTCCGTTCTTTCCCGCATCAAATTAACCAAGGCATTTTCTTTGGAACGATTCCAAGCTCCATTCCAAGATCCAAAGTTATGAATCAATGCCTTGGTAATATCCGTTTGGATACCATCAATTACTTCTTTCTTTACTGTGTTTTCAATCGTCTGTCTTACGCGCTCATCATCAAAATCAAACGCAATCTGTACAATATGTTCCATTATAAAACTCCTATTCTAAGTGGTTTAATTATCAGCAGGCACAAGCTTTCCATTATCAGCTTTGTACCAAACATCAGGCAGGATAGTTACCCCATCAACAACACCAGCAGCCCAGGTTTTAATACCACAATCATATTTATTTTCCTGAGCGCAAACCAAAACAGCCCCCATACCACCTTTTACACGCGCATTTTCGGAGCGGCTACACGCAATTCCATTCTTGCCCACACTGGATTTTCCTCTACTCGTGGCGGCACCACCATAACCGACACTGGCGGAACCAAATTCACCGACACTGGCTGCACCACGATAACCGGCAGTGGCGGTACCACCATAACCGGCAGTGTGCTCATTGGTGCAATGAAACTTTGTGTACTCAATCTGTGCCTTTACCAGCCCTGCAATATCAAGTTTGCCTTTCACTTTGATGTCTGTACCGCAGATTTTGCTACCTTCTTTGTTCTCGTCCAAAACGCCTGCAAGCTCAACTTCATGGTACACAGAATCCGCAGGATCGTAATATTCAAAAACATCCAGCGGACGTTCGCAGGCATGCACACCCTCTTTGCAGAGCCTTGCCACATCAGAGACATGATCTTCAACGCCCTCCGTATACTGTCTACCTCTGCATTTGAGGTCTTTGTCAAAACCCTTATAAGCCTTTACCCATGTTTTGTTATCACTCATTATTGTTACCCTCCCTGCATTCATTATTTTTTACTTCATTGGCTGTATCTTCCGCCGGATTATTTATTGTCTCAGTTTCTTTTTCGTTCAGCATCATACGCTCCTGTTGGATTGCAGACTGTGCAATGGGCTGAAGTTCAGAAATAATCACTTCCAAAATCAGTTTGGAGACATAGGGCGGGAGTTGTGCCTGGTTAATGCCATTACAAATATAATCTTTCAATGCTTCACACTTGAGGTTCATCGTATTATTTTCCATATTATGTAAACTCCTTCTTATTTATTAAAATTCATGATCTTCAAAATCCATCAATGCACTATGTGCACGTTGGAACATTTCATATGCAACATTATATTTTTCACTCGCATATGACAAATTTTCTTTTACTTTAGTTAGTTCTTCATAATTTTCTTCGTAACGAAACTTCCTAACGACATTTTCACATTCATTTTTCTTTTTCATTTCTTCTTTAGAAGATTGATGAGTTGTTTTATCAGCAGATTTCAATAGTTCATGAATAAATTCAAGTGTATTGATATTCATTTATTTTTCCTCCTGTTCAACAAATGGGATGTGAGTAAAAAATGTAGCATTTTCGCATTCAATAGCAATCGGTTCAATATAGGATAAACTCATCAATCCCAAAATACTTTTGGCGTTTGCATTTGATCCATTGGCGTCAAAGACTGCTACATGGTCAATAGAATTTGTTGCCAACTCATGAAGTGTTTGCACATCAATAAAGCTTTCAATTTTGTAAGTTTTAATCATTTAATAAATTCTCTTTCTTTATTTCTTATTTTGCATTTTTGATTGGGACCCGATGCTTTACAATCTTTGGGCAAATTCCTTCATTCTCAATATAAGCTTTGCGATCCTCCAAAGCTTTCTTATATGTGGAGCAAGAACAAATTAGTTCCAGCCCATCTCCATACCCATAGTCATACATAAGGTCAAAAACATCTTCCGTTTTACGAGTGTAAACCATTTTGTTTTCTCCTTTCATCAAAATGTCATACAAAAATATGCCAGGCGGAACCAAAGATTGTATGTTTCAGGAGTCATCTTTACCTGATCGGGGACTCCTTTTACGATACACCATTCATATGATTGCTTTTTCATTTTTGAGATTGCCTTTTGTTCTTCGCGCGTAAATTCATTTGCAAACTTACGAATACGGCTACCATTATTCCAACGGCAGCCATACATTGTTTCACATACCAGGGCATACGGGATATTATTTTGAACCTCATCATGAGTAAGTACCATAAAATGTTTCATATACTTAGCTTCCTTTCTTTTGAGATATAATGTCATCTGTAATATCGCGCCATGCTTGCTGCCAAATCTTCTCGCATTCTTCTTTTGTAACCTCTTTGGGACTATTTTTTTGAACGACCTGGCACCAAGTTTTGAAATCATATCCTGAATACATACTGTCTACAGCGTATTCATAGTTCATTTGCATTACGTCATCTTCGTAACGCCGTGGTAAATTTTCATAATGATAGAAGAATATCATTTTCTTACTCCTTGTTAGGTAAGCTTAAAGAACTCGCCTATTTGCTTATCTGTGAAATAAGAAGAACCGGATGTCAATTCATTGGGCCATGCACGCCAGCGATAATTGTCAAAAGATTTTTTATATTTAACTCTACGTGCTAGATATTTCCGGCCTTTAACGAAAAGGTATTCGTTTCTTTCTTCGCTTCCCGGTTTATTGGTTGGAACATTCTGAATACATACCACTAAATAAGGATCGTTTTCCCCAGACTGGAATGCTTTTGAACTGTATCCTTGATTCAGATATCGGGAAGAAAAAGCATATTCACTATTCATAGTTTTTCATTCCTTTCATTTGTTCCCTGCTTATAAAAAAATGTGCTAACGTGAGGGATCGACATTAGCACACGGTACTTATGGTTGCGCCAGCAGGGTTTGAACCTGCAAATCCGGGTGTCAAAGACCCGTGCCTTAACCATTTTGGCGATGGCGCAATACAAGGCCGCACTATTCACGGCAGTCAACCCTTTCGGGATTTGGGGAGGAAAAAACCAAAATTTGGTTAGAGAATGTCTAAATTATGCTTCCTGTACAGTAGGCTTACTTCCGAAGAAATAACTAGACCACGATTCGTCAGATACACAATCAAAACCCGCCGTGGAATAATCACTTGCATAGAAGGTTTCCTTTGTTTCAGGATCAACTACATTGATTTCGTCCATAAACAGGAAGTTGATAAGAGCAAAAATGTGTGTTTTACTCTTATAGATTCGATTGGAATAAACCTCATAACCTTCAGGACGAACCATTTTGCCAGATTTGTATTTTGCCGGAACGTAATGAGCCAAAACTTCCTGCCCAGGGGTAAACTTAATATTGCCGCGGTTGACCGGCTTTTCGATTGTTGCGTTCATCCAAGGAGTATTTTTGAAAATAGACATAATATGTAAATCCCTTTCGTTTTTGTTAGTTGAATCCACCTTTGCGATGGTAAAAAATATATTTCCTTGTTTTAACCGGCAGTTGCACTTGCACCACACAGTGCATTGATTGCCGGTACATTCAAAGCAACGGTTTTGAAAATGGCAGTTCCGGTTTGCATAACTTTTGGCGTACTAACCTCTACAACCTGCCAAATAATATGGTCATCCATAAAATCAATCATTACCTGATTGGAGTTTGCATCAATCCCATAATGGGTCAGCATGTCGTAATTGAGATCATCAGTTCCAAGCAGATTCTTGGCAACCTTATCCAAAAATCCATCTGCATCAGCCCTTACGATACTAGAATAAACCATTCCAGCTTCTTTTTGCATTGCAAACTGTGCACGAATTTTATTTTTGTGAATGCTTCGTACAGAAACATGATGACTTTGCTGTGTAGTTGCGATAACCAAGAACATATTTACACCTCTTTGCTGTGAGCTTTTCCCTGCTTTTCTTTTGGATGTTTTTTGTAGACAGTTTTCAGATACAACTTAACTTTCAGGATCTGATCTGCAAAACTATCTGTTTTGTTTACATGAACAGCCCCTGTGTTAATAAGTGTCGCTGCATTGTATAACCAACTTTGCATCTGCTCCGGGTCAATATAAGCCAGACAGAACAACGGAGCATATTTATTTGCCGCTACACGGTCATGCTCAGAAGGGCTATACTGTGTGATACTTTTCAAGAACCTAAGATGCTTTGCTGTGAGGATTGCCGGACGAAGATCCGTTGGATGACTGAGAATTTGCTTGACCGTGATGGTCTGCATTGTCAGCGGCGGTGCTTTAGAAGACATTTGCATTCTCCTTTTCACTTGTACTGTTTTGGTAAACAGGAGGGTTGATTTATCGTAAACAGTTTTGTATAATACAAGAACTGTTTTATACCAAAGAAATCATACCGGATACTGCGTGTTAAGACTGCCATAAAAATGGCTTTGAATCCGGTATGATTGAGCGTTTACCTGCTCGCGGTGCATCTGGAATAGTTTTCAGGCAGTCGCCAGTGCTCTGCCACGTTTCTTGTCTGGGGGTTTACCACACAAAATACGCTTGGCAAGTTCAACAAGTTCAGCAGAGTAGAATCAAATGAACCGCCAATATAATATATTCGTTTCCAAGGGGATGGAAACGTTGGAGCTAAGTGTGGGACTCGAACCCACAACCTGCCGCTTACAAAACGGCTGCTCTGCCATTGAGCTAACTTAGCTTGAAACCCTGCCAGCCTTTACCGGCAGGGTGATGAAATTGGACTTTTATCAGTTAAAAATCATCGTATCTATGTATATTATAAGTCTTGTCTTTTTTGCATTTATGTAACTACGTTAGTTGAGTACACCTTTGCTGTGTGTTTACTCTATCACAGGTTAATAGACTTGTCAATACCCTGTTTCAAATTATTTTGCAGCCAGAACTTTTTCAGGGATCTTGACCTGCATGTTATGTAGCTTCAACAGGAACTCACGATTCCCATTTGCAACGATACCGGAAAAGATCGTATACACGTTGAGATATTTCGTTTTTGCCGAATTGCAATAAAGGCTTGCGACGCTGGAAAAGACTGTAGGAGAGTTCTCACGCATAATGGGAATCAGAACAGTCTGGATTTTTCTTCCAATCTCTTCATTCGGTTCCTGTTTGGTGCAGCCAGGGTAATAGCCCAGTACTTCACGTTCATACATCGTGTACAGTGCTTTAATGACAAACTGGCTGAAACCATTTTTCATTTCATTCCAACCGGCGCGGTAGATGATGGAAAACACCCAATCTAAAGCTTCGGGATCTTCTTCCACAATGGACAGTGCCGCACCAATAGAAGAGATCTGACGAGAATTCAGAACGCCATATTTGTTCATAATCTCGTTCAATTTCATACAATCATCATGCTGGGCAACAATGCCAGCCTTGACTTTTGCATGAGTAGAAACTTTGGTAACATTTTCATCCTGAGACATAAAGAGTTCAGCCTCATTGCGCTGCGTGCAGTTCATAAGAATCTGGCAGTTGACGGCGGACAGGCTTGCTTTCATGGCTGCTTCATATCTGCCCTGCCCATCAATGATGTAAAACGCGCCATCGCTCTTACGATAAGACACCAAAATGACACCAGCCTTGGCCGAATTATATCGGCTTGCAATATCCAAAACCTTAGACCAGCGAGAGCCAGCAATTTCACGCTGATATTCATGATCCACTGCCAGATATTTCACCGGAATGGATACAATCAGCTGACCATTCAACAGCTTTGCATTTTTCTTAGCCTGGGCCACGATTGCTTCACAAGCGGTAATCTGTTCAATGCTAACGGGCTGTTTACGGGAAGATTTAACGGTGTTGTTCATGTTGGTAGTCATAATAATTTCTCCTTTGTCATCAAATGAAAATGTATAAAATTTGTTTATTTATTCATTATTTATACTTCCTGAATGAATAATCGGATAGGCGAGCCTGAAACATTTGTGCATATCGTGGCCGTTCTTACAGTTTTGACTGCTCTTGCATAATATACTTTTGTGCAAACTCTTCTGGAGTCATTCTGAAAATCTCCCGGATTAACCAATCAAGATCTTCGATTTTGTTTTCTTCTGCACTTGAACCATAGTGGTGCCAGCCAATATATCCATCTTTTGTCAGATACAAAACCGGATCAAAGAATGGATATTTGCATTTTGTGAAGTCATACCCGTAGATACGACCATCTTGAAGATTGTTATAAATCTGTCGAAGTGTCGGGTTTGTTTCCATACTTTCCACCCTCTTAATTGATTTTGATTTTATTGGCAAGATAATCATCCGTCAGGAATTCACCATGCTGGCCGGTACGTGGAAGATGGTAACGGAGCTTTGCCGGGTTCTCTTCATCAACCCAAAGGCAAACACACGAAGGCCGCTGTGGTCTTGCCCGATGTTCACTTTCACACAGAAGTTCATAAACCATTTCACGCTTGTGAATTTCATCCCAATCTGGAACAAATTCATCGCCAAAGTTATACCCTGCTACCGGTCTGTCACTAGCCATTCTGTTGTTTGTGGGCCTATCCGAAAAGACTTTATACCCTGACAGTGACGGTAGAACTTCAATAGCATCAAATGTTGCACCAATCTTATTAAGAAGGCACAAAATTCCATTCGTTGTATACATCGTCGCTGCACCATGGCGATCAATGCCCAGGCGATGTTTGTTGCAATCATCATCCCCTTTGATGTAATAACAGGCATCTACAAAAAGGTTCTTGAAATAATAATTTGCACCGCAGATCAGTTCAAGATAAATCGCTGCACCCTTATCATTTCGGAATGCTGTGCGAATGCGAGGATTCCCACGAAACTCAGGATCAAGATATTCATTGACATTAAAGCAACCAGCACCCTCAAAGTATAACGTTTTCATTCGATTTCCTCCTATTCTTCTTCACGCAGCAGGCCAAAAAGCTTTCGTCCTGCATATCCCATATCATCGGGATACAATACCATAGATCTTAATCTACAATTCCTATTGACCGTTGCAATCAAAGTATTCCCAACATCTTCATTGGAAACGCTTTCTGCTGCTTCCTCTAATGTCAGGCCACCCCAATCATTAGGTTCAAACGGATCTGCATTCGGGAAGCCGTCGGCAGCGTCGTCAAAAAATTCAGCCGTGTTGAAATTGCCATATTCAAAGCCAGTCAAGACCTTGACAACCTTGTCATTTTCCTTTACGACAGCAGACAGCCCTCCGCCATTATTTTCAAAAAAGTTCACTTCACGATACATTATTTTCCCTCCTGGTTTGAAATAGAAATTGCATTTTATGGACTTTTGTTTCACTTGAGGACCAAGCAACTAATGACTTCAATCCCGGCAGTTTGTGCATACATGATTTGTTCCTGGCGCTTTTCGTACCGGGAATCAACGTCAAGAGCCGTAAGAGCTTTGCTTGGATACTTTTCCAAAAAGTCTTCCACCCATGTGCTGTACAGAAGATACAGCTTGTTTTCGTACAAAACCACATTGTGGTATTCTGGAGTTCCCCACAAACCAGCCTGGCGCAAAGTCTTCCAATGGTCATATATAACCCGCATTGGGCAATCTGCCAGCCGATCCGCATGAACGATACCGCATGTTTTGTCATTCTCATTCTTAACGGTAATAGAATGAGCACTGATTTTTACCCGGCGGTTTTCAATCTGGTTGATTGTCATTTTGCTTCCTTCCTATTCTGTTCCCAATGAGATTTTGACAGTGCAGCAAGCACTTCGTTTGCGGTTTTAACCATCTCCTGCAGGGCAATCTCCATGCTTCGGGTTTCAACCGGAAAACGTTCTTCAGGGCTGATTTCCATGCCCTTAGTGTTTTCAACGATATACTTAGTGCCAGAAAGTGCCTGATTCATGGCATCAATCTGCGCTGTTGTTTCCAACAGGTCATCATAAAGATACCCCGTAGGAATACCCGGAATTTCATAACGGGAAAGCTGCCAGACGTGATCTTCATCTTCTTTTCCCTCTGTGCCAGCTTCTTTTGTAATCAGAAACACCCGGATTTTTTTCGCCTCAAAAGCATTCAGAATTTCGCTGACATAATCTTCAAACAACTTGATCTCACTGGATTCCTTTGGAACGGTAAACAAGTGTGTACCATTCCGGCGAGTGATCCAGATCCAAGAACCGGTAAACGCTGCTTTGCTTCCTTCTTCCTGAAGCCTTGCAACATCTAGTGCAAAGTCACCGCGGAACCGGGTCACAAACCCCATTTCTTCCGCCATAGTGTAAAGCAGACTCTCAAAGGTTCCACCGCCATCAAGCCTGTCTGTGTGCTGCAAGGTAAACAAATCAGACATGTGGAATTCATACGGCTTGTTTGCATTCATTTTTGTTTCCTCCCGGTTTCTTTCATGTTATATATTTATCACTTCATTTTGTAAAAAAATATGCACTTTTGTTTCACGCAAAAGTACATGCAATCTTATACATATTACATTGTCAGATACTGCCCCAAGGCGCGTTATCATACACATCGTTATTCGTAACGATGAACGACTTAACAACCCTATCAAAATCCACCAAAGCCAGGTAAAGCGGATCTACCGCGGTAGGCTTATCGGAACACTGATAAATCAGACAATCCAAAAGTTTTACAAGCTTATAGTGCCAGTTGCGGGGATGATCGTGGCCGCTGCCATACTGCCGGATCTGAACCAAAGGCGGAACATCCGGCATCTTGGGAACAATGGGATCATCTTCTTCAATCTTGTACCGGTTGTCATACGCCTTAATATTCAAGGTATACAATTTCCGGTAAATTTTGGCAGAAGAGTAGCAACCGCGAATGTCTTCAAATTCGCAGTCATCCAGTGCATCATAGAGGCTTTGCGGGGCCTCAAAACCAAAGAAGTTATATCCTTCATCCAATACCGTGCGGATAACTTCGGCAAGGGTTGCGTGAGCTTCCTCAGACATTACAAGCACAGACATTTTCGTTTTACCTCCACTTCAGTTGTTAGGATTTGCTTTGCGCCTTGATTTCATTCAAAACGCAAAGAGCCAGGGCCAGAACGGCCAGGATTCCGGTTACTACCGGAAAAGCGTTTACAAGGGCAGGCAGGCCACAAATAACGCTTGGGATTATGGCAGCAAACAGCGCCATTTTAATGATTTTCACAAGGATTTTAGCCATTTTCGTTTCCTTCCTGCCCTATTTTTGGGCATAAAAATAGCGTCCTGAATAATTTCAGGACGCGGCGGATCTGGTATTTGGTTTACTGTGAATTACTGGGCCTGGGGCGGGTTCTTGCTTCCACTTGCATTTTTGATAATATACAAAGTGTTTGCAAGAGTGTTTTCGCTCAAATCATCAATACGGCCAGTCAAACGGTCAATGCGTTCATTAGTGGCATTAACCGCTTCAATGGTCATATCAAGCTTCTTTTCCACATGACTTTCAATATATGTCATCATGCGGGTTTCGGATTCTTTGATAAGCTCACCGCACACTTCACGGGATACTTCACGGGATACTTCGCGGGACACTTCCGTCATCATCTGACGGAGTAATTCAATGTCATTCTTGTCAAGAGCCAAAGCAAACACCTTCCTTTTCAATCCAAATCAATCATGCCGGTTGCTGGTTTGCAGCCGGTTTACTGTCAATATAGCAAGTATCTGGATCAAGATCAACGCGATTTGTCCAAAATACATTACTGTCCAATGCCGGGTTTTTGTCCCAGCATACGGAATGTGTTTCATCCACGTAAACGCGAAGAAAAGCTTCCGGGTCAGTCAAGAATTCAAACACCGTTCCGGGTTGAATCAGCGGTTTTACATTATAGATCCGCTTTTCCCCGCCCTCATAGGTAAGCAAAAGCCTATAGTCCGTAAGGGGAAAAGCGTCCAGAAGAGTTTTTGGCCCGGCGGCAAAGTATTCTGCAGCCTTTTGGTTATAACCAGCGGCCAGAAAATCGGCCACAGTTTTCAGCATAGAATTCACCTCCAGATCATCCCCGGAAACGGAGATTATTTCATTGGATCGATTGGGAACGGGGCTTGATGCCGCTGCGTGAGTTCCCAGTTTTCCATCAATTCGGATTGATGGAACTGCGCCCAGCCCAGCAACATTTTCAGTTGCTTTGACGGAATAGAACCGGTAAGCACTTCTATATCATGGATAGAAACGCAAACCGTTTCCCCGCCATACTGGGCATGAAAATGCGGCGGTTGATGTTCCGAGTAGTTGAAATAAATCTTAATACCCCGGAACATACAAACAGTAGGCATAGCTTTTTCTCCTTTTCCGTTTATTGTATTATATCATACTTGCGTTTATTACTCAAGTATGATATCATTTTGACAGCTTGTGCCGTCATGGTAGCAGGATACTTTTCTTCCCCCAGCCTGCTAACTCTGGGCTTACAGCGTGGCAATCCGGGTGCAATCAATGGCTTGTGCGTTGGGATACAGGGTTTCAGCGATGGATTCATTTTCAGAATCAAAAGCCAGGGCACGCTTGCAGCGGTCACGCAGCAAGTCAAGAACCCTGTTTTCCGCGCCGCCATTTGAATACGCGGGAACGATGCTCTTAAACAGAGCGCCACTGGAAAGCTGGAAACGGACTTCAAACAATTTCATTTCAAACATAGTTATACCTCATTTCATTGTTTACGATAAAAGTTCCTTTGGAAAATGGCGGTGGGCTGCTTTCTTCCCCTGGCCCACCAACTCCAGGCTTGTCAAATCGGGATACCGGGAACGCTTGCAAGACTTATTCCTTTTCAGTCTTGTAAACGGCGGCCTTGGATTCCGTTGCATAGTTGCCATTGTTAGTGCGGGTTTTCACCGTCACAAACACGGACTGGAGCAGTTTCTTTTCAGTCATGACCACAACTTTGCCGGTGTGGTCAGAATCCTCTTTTACAGAGGATACAGCGGTAAGCAGATACCCAACATCTGCCTTGCTCATAGCCGGAACGAGTTCTTCCGGGATGATTGCGGCAACCAAGGCACGCAGCTGTGCCTTCAGCTTTTCCTTGCCGCAGCCGTCAAAGCCGTACTCGGCTTTTGCTTTTTCGCCGCAATACGTTGCGGTGGGCTTCAGAGCCTGCAGGGTGTTGTTCTGGGCGTTGTTCAGCTGGAGATTATCCAGGAACATACCCAAGAAGAGTTCCCACTTGGAATCACTGCCAAGGGTTACAGTTTTGTTGGGCAGAGGGTTGCCGTTGGAATCCGTTTCCTTGGATTCACGCAGCTGGAAAGCCTTATCCAGCTCCAGGAAAGAAAGAGTGCGGGAAGAATCGCGGGAAACCCATTTCCCGGTATCCTTGTCAACAGCAAGAACCGGGAAAGTGTACGCGGGGTTCTGGATGAATTCCGTAAACATGGGGCCGCGGGACATGCCCAAAAGTTCAGCGGCTTTTTCATTGCGGGCTTTAATCCGCAATGCCTTCAGGCGGGTTTCGCAATACTTGCCGGTGCGCGGGTCAGCATTGCGAATTTCTGCCAAGTCCTCACCGGTCAGACCGGAAACGACCGCCATTTCATCAGCGGTCAGGTCAGCAAAAGAGTTGTCGCCGTTGGTGGCAAATGCAACGATAGCGGAAACGATAGCTTCAGTAATGTTAGTGTTTTTCATGGTTTTTACCTCCAAATTTTTTTGTTTTGAAATTTTTTACAAGCGTTTTTTGTGCGCTTATCTTTACAAGTAAAGCATTTTGTGGTACACTTTACTTGTGTAGATAAACGCACAAAAGGGGTTAATCTTTTGTGCGCTTGCATATGGCTTTGCTAGAGCCATAATTAAAACATCTTGTGTTATGCACTCAAATCCGTACTGAAAGACAGAATACTGGCAGTTTATTCATCCAATACCCACGCTAGTTTTGAAATGTGTTGGTAGTATCCAACTATGTACTATCAAAACCTTTTGATAACATCCAACAAAATGTGTTACCGGAAAGTTTCAAAACGTTAAAACACTTGCAATCAAAACTAAATATCGTTTTTTGATTGTTTTACCTGTATCCAACAAAATGTACAGTCAAGTGTTTTTGTTCCCATTTCAGCGTTAAGACTCTTTTACCAATTCGCAGAATGCAAAAAGGTAGTACATGCAATAGTTTTGACCTGTGGCGCAATGAAGCTGTTTTGTGTCCCTTTTCCGCTCTCACGGAAAATTTCTATTTCGGGGATAATCTTGCAGAACAACCATTCAAACCATCCCTTACTTCCCTGCAGGCCAGCGCTTGCTATTGCAACGCTTTTTTCGGGACGCCGCCCTATATGGTAAAAATCTTAAATTGTCACGGTGTTGTATAGGCTATTTACAACACTTTAAGGCTTTTACCAAAACGGCACGATATCAAGTTAAAGTTTGAGCGCAACGCGATGAACGCATTGACTTGCTAACTCTTTATATCACGATGAACGCAACAAAAAGAATCAAACTTTTAACTTGCTATCTAGTATTCAATTTTCAAAGTGCTTTACTTGCAAAAGCAAGTAACCAAAGTTTACCCCGCTAATAGCATAACAGGGGGACGCACCCGGCGGCGTTGAAACAACTTTGCAATTAGTTATATGGAATAATTCCATATATCCAGCCCCGCGACGTGGACGCTTGCAAAATGGGGCCATATTTTTTAAGGGTGAAAAAATGACTTTTGGGGAATACTTAAAAGAATCACGAATTGAAAAAGGATTGACGCAAAAACAGGCGGCTAAATTATGCGGTATGCCTGAAACACAATATCAGGGATATGAGCAAGGACGCTACACTAAACCAGGGTTTGAAACAATGGTTAAATTGGCACATGGTATTGGCTTTTCTTTGGATGATTGTGCACAACGTGTTTTCGCGTTGTGATTATAGCTGCAGTATAACACCGTGTTTTCGCGTTGTCAATACTTTTTGAAAAAAATATTTTTTGTATAGTAAAGAGGTTGTAAACAGGCACAGACTTGCTTGCACATGTACAAGTAGTATCTGTTTTCCCTATTCTGGAGTCATTAAATAGCGCCGCATTCTATAGCTTCGTCATAGCTAACATATGTAACGCCGTCGACCTCAAAATAGTCGCCGTCCACAAACATTTACTTTTTTACACCTCTTTTCTATATCCCGTGTTTGATGGAAGCAAGCGCGGGATTTTTTGGATTTAATCGCGGTGAATAACTTTTTGTTGTTGTTCCCGCGACTATGGCTATAGTATAGCAGGCTATACGCATATATACAACGGGAAATTTGTGCCATGCTATAAAGCGTATAAAATAGCGATAGTATGTTGAATTTATATGTACGCGTATATACAAATGTTGCAAGCATACAAAAGGATGAATATAATAATGGATACTAAAAAACGCGTATATGGTGCAGCCCAAAAAAGAGCACATGAACGATATATCGCAGAAAAAACTACTGAAGTGCGGGCGGCACTGCCCAAAGAATATGCAATAAAATTAAATAAAATTGCAGAAAAGCGTGGATGCAGTAAAGCACAAGTGCTAAAAAATATGATAGATACAACATATTCTAGTGAATTTGATAATGAATAGCAATATATAGGTGTGTTCCCTGCTCCTATCCTGGTTTTTTGCTTATAAGGTATTATAATATTTATATATTATATATTTATATTTATATATTATATATAATACATTATAAGGCGCGGAAAAAATGATTCTATCCCTGCAGGGGATCTGCAGGGGATCTGCAGGGGATCTGAAATAAATTCTGTAATGTTACAGAATTCTGTAACTGTAAAGTAAAATTACTTTACATCAAGCCGAACTATGTTAATTAAATAACAGTTTGAATTGAAACTGTTTGAATTCAAACAAATATATTGATACTCGGCCCTATACCCTGCAGATCCGCCTATAAACTAACAAACAATACTATATTTTACCCTGGTATGAATACCGCTTTTTGGTATAATGCGGTATTTATACCGGGGTTATTTTTCATTTTTTCATTCCATCCAGACCGCAGAATTCCCAGGGGTAGAACTATATCACTCATCCTCTCGTGATACACTTTCCGTAACCCAAATCTCCTTCCAAGTCCCTTTCTCGTCCCATGAAATAAATCGCATTAACGTTATAATTTCCTTTAATTCCTTTTCTGATTTTCTCTCTAATCCCTATCATTTTCCTTCTTTCATCTCCAATTCACTTCCCTTTAATCCTCATTTTCCCTCATTTCTATTTCAAACAGCCCGCAATCATATCAGAATAAATCAGTAAATTTTCTCACAGAATATAGATTAAGCTTAAATCATTATTGCTTCACCTCCCCTCTGGGCAGCATTTCCTCACCGGATCACATTCCCAAAATAGCTTTTTCCAATCCTTTTAGCAATTCAATACTTAATTTTCAATAATCAACGCTCTTATGTCATTTTCTCGAAATTAAGTTTTCGGTAAATGCTTCGGAACGTTGATTTTATTTTTTCGGAAAAGTAAGCATCTATCAATTATAAACCATATAATTAAATAACGCATTAACGTAATATTTTTAGCATTTTCTATGAATTACAATTTTGTCAAATCCGTCAATTTCAATGAAAAAGTAAACACTGATGCTATCGCTGCTACAATCCAGATCCCAAATACAGTCATATATGATCATAAATCAAGCAAAATAGTATCGTTATATCGTGTATTTCTCCGAATGAATCACAGATATAAGAATTTATAAAGCCATTTTTGGGTTGCTTGCAGCGGCAATTTGCAATAAATAACGAATTATCGTTCATTATTTGGAAAACCGATTTTTGGGGCAAAATTCTGTTTCAGATGGGGGCGTTAGCCCCCTTCCCGGCGATAGCCGGGAAAAGCTTCATTGTCGAATACCGAGCGTTAGCGAGGTATGAGTGCAATGAAGGTTGACGGTTCTAGTTCTGAAGTTGGCGTTAGCCAACGAAGAACTACTATAGTTAGTTTATTTTTAAAAGTGTCTTTAAAACCTTGCTTTTTCATTCTCAACATGCTACTATAGAACAAAGGTGAACTTAACTAACACATTTGTGAAATCATCAATTTAGGGTTGTGCATTTATAGTCCCTTTTATAGTACTTTTATCTTCTTTGAAATTTTTTTCTTCGCGTTTACTTATTTATAATTCTCCTCAATAGATATAATTATTGCTAACTCCAATCACTTTTTTGTTCCCGAATTGATATAGAGATGGTATCAGTTTGGTTCATGTTTTTGTCTCATTCGCTTATTTTTCCATATTTTGGTAGTGGAGGTTAATTTGTTTTGAAACTTGATAAATCTAAAGAGCATTTTGTTGTTGTATATAACAAAGATTTTGATGAAGCTAACGAAAAACATCTAACTGCTATGGATGCTTATGTTTATATAACAATGAAATTGATGGCGGGGAATGTCTATGCTAATAACACTGTATATGCTACAGCAGATTCCATTTGCTCATTTTCTTTTACACAACCTGCAAATACTTTGCCGCGGAAATTTATAAAAGCTCTTCAACTTAGTTTAGAAAGAATTTCTGATAATGGTTATATTCCACACATGTTTGACTTTGAAAATAAGCCATTCCCTCATATTTATGATATTTCTGCTATCAGAGAAAAGGATCTGTCTATTAACTCAAATTGGAAAGGCGACCCATATACTCTTGTTCCAATCTCTTCTTACAACAAGATCCTAGCAATATTTAACTACTCGGAAACAATGAAAATTCGGCTTTTATTTTTTTATATTAAAATTACTTCTATGATTGGGTATAAAACAGGAGTGTGTACATATTCTCTAGATGTAATTTCAGAAAAGACGAATTTGAGCATCACTACAGTTCAGGAGTATATCGGTATTCTTGAAGATTGTAAAGTTTTAATTGTTTACCATATGGGGAAAAACATATATGGTCATGCTAATTATCCCACCAATGTGCTTGGGCAATACTACAACAAAGATATTGTTCTGAAATATGGTAAGAGCGTATTTGATGCCTATTGTATGCAGTACAAATTGGATAAAAATGGCAGAAGAAAGAGAAATGATGACCAGCAAGCATCCGCTTAAAATTTTTTTACTCAAGTAAAGATGCACTTGACTAACAGTCCAACTATCATACAAGGAGATGATTATATGCCGCCGTAATACCCTATACGGGAGAATCTTATTTGATCCCGTTAAGCCAGAAGTTCCCATATAAGAGCAGAAAGGATTTGACGATTATGAAAAACAATATCAGCTATATGAAGATTAAAAGGAGTTTACCCAATGAACAAGAACCTGGAAGCCACCCGTGCCTGGTACGAAGAACATGACCTACTGGAAGAGTTTTATAAGAAATATGTCTGTGCTGATTGCCGTTACCGTGATGCCTGTACAGGGGTAAATGGTGAAACACGGATGAGCTGCAACGGCTTTGAAAAGCGTCATGCTACTAAGGCTGCACAAAGCGCTTGGAATGAAATGAGCTTTAGAAGATACCCTGCCCGTGGAACGCTGACACAGCCGCAGCGTTATCGTCGGGAATGTGGGGAGGCGTGAGCGTTGCCTAAGCAGCAGACATGCCAGATTTTTATTTATAAGATTAACAGCCAGCGGCTGGCAGAAGCAAAATGGAACTTAACCTTGCCCCTTGAAGAAGCCCGCCGCAATGAAGAGATTGTCCCGCTTGCCAGTAGCCAGCAGCTGCGTTGGATTGATGCTTTGAATAACATGGTAAATCAGGAAGCTAAGGCAAAAGCTGTGAAGCGGCGGATCAAGGATTTGCGGCATGAAGAGAATTCCCCCGAAAATAGACGGGAGATCCGTCAGTTATATCAGCAGTTAGATAAAATACAGTTTAAGCCTGATTATGTAACGGTGGTGATCCACAATAAAAGAGATTACCGCCGTGCCCGCAAAGGTTTTTACATAAACGGTGTACGTTATGAACGCCTTCTTGGAACCACGGGTGGTGTAAAAAACAATACCATCGTATTTGTAAGCAGTCGGTTGGTAAATGAATTACGCAAACGGATTAACAATGGCAGGAATCCTGATCAAGAATTCATTCCCGCTAAGTTGGAAGCTTACCGTGCGTTGACTTGTTCTGCATCCATTCCTGTAACAGAGCCGGATGGTATCTTGGTTGTAAATGATTGTCTGACTCACTTCAAGGACGATGTGATCTTGATTGATGACAGTAACGATGGCGAGCCTGAGATGACCCACATCAAAGATTATGATTGTGAGCTAAATGCCAGTGATGGCTTTGGGCTGATGAGTTATGAACTTGCACAGCAATGGAGTGAAGACTTACAGCTTGAAAAGACTATGAGTGGCTGCTGCATTCGTAATGCTTTTTGCAAGGGGATGGTTTTCCCCTTCCCTTTCCGTGAGTTTGCCAAGAAGGTTGCCAAGAAGAATATGGTCCTTGATGCCTGGGGCACTTGGCGAGATATCCACCGTGTTCAGTTAGTTCTCACCACCTCTATGTTAAAGCTGTGGGATTCTTATGACAGTCTGGAAGACTACATGGATAACTGCCATGAAAATGGATATACATTTGCCGTAACAAAGACCTGTGAATTGGAACTGGAGAATGAACGCAATTTGAATTACCAGTTCATCCAGAGCTACCGCTTGACAGATGAGCAGATCCGAGAATTGATAAAACCGACTGTTGATGAATTTAAGGCTGTTCTCGGAGGGAATTGGGAAGATGCCATATTGTTCTTGCGTGGGCCGCGGATGCGGGCAGAGCCTGGATACATTAAAGGGTTGGCAGATGATTATGTCAAAGCCTTGATGATTGAACCAGAACTAATCAATGACCGTTACGTTCAAGAACATATTTATCGGATGTTGCGCAAGAAGATTGACAGAGCAAAGACTGGTGTTTTGAAAGTACACGGCAATTTCCAAGTATTGAGTGGTGATCCATATGCACTGTGTCAAAGTATGTTTGGTTTGGAGGTTACGGGGCTATTAACCGCCGGGCAGTTTTACAGCAAATATTGGATTGACTGTGGCGTTGACAAGGTTGTGTGTTATCGTGCCCCTATGAGCTGCCATAATAACATCCGGGTGATGGCTGTAAATAAAAGCGATGAATGCCAGTATTGGTACAGGTATATGAAGACCGTATCTATTTTGAATGCCTGGGACAATACTTGCGCTGCGCTGAATGGAGCCGACTTTGATGGCGACTTAATGTTCAGTACAGACAACCGCGTACTTTTGGAAAACACCAGAGCTACCCCGCCCATCTTATGTATCCAAAAGAAGGGCGAAAAGAAGGTTCCCACTGAAGATGATTTTATAGAATCCAACATGAACGGATTTGGAGACTCGATTGGTAAAATCACAAATAGAATTACCACAATGTTTGATGTACAAAGTCGTTTTGAAGTGGGTAGCCGAGAATTTGAAACTCTTGAATATCGGATCTGCTGTGGGCAGTTATTCCAACAGAACTCCATTAACGATAGTGGCCTTTGGTGGTGACACTAAAGTGAAAATACGGTGAACCCATGTATATGGGGTGTGGTGATATTTTATCACTGCTAACAGGGAAAATCGCAAAATGAATTTATAAATTCAAAGACAACCCTGTGCCAAGCTTTGCGGGAAACCACAATGAAGGTGCAACGACTAGGTTATACTACCTAAAAGCTATATGCCATGGTAATGAAAACCACTTTGGCTATATATTAACCCCATATATAGCCAAAGAAGCGCCGTATATCTCTTATGAGATAATGATATAGTCTACTCCCCTATTAAATATCGGGAAACCGAGGGTATTAACATTAGGAGATCGTATAAAAGGGGTCAAGTCGAAGCCAATGCCTAAAAGTTGGTATGACTATTCTGCTTGCAAAATTGAAGATGGTGATGATCCCGACACTATTGCTGACAAGCAGTTTAACATGCGGATATTGGCAAATAAGAAGCCATATTTTATGAGCTACATTTACCCTGAGCAGATTCGCGGGTATAAAAAATATATGAATGCTATCCGCCGCAAAACAGTACGGGAAATGAGTGATGACGCCCAGGATATTTTGGCAAAGCCAGAAGAAGAACGCACCGAATATGAAAATACCTTTATCCAGTATTATCTGTTTAAGAATCCAGTTGGTATGAACTTGTGTACAATGAACCGGATCTGCTGGATGATTGAAGAAGAAATGGATGGGTATTTGAAACACCTGCGCCATGATGATGTGCTTGATTATGATGCCATCAAGAGTGGTAAAGAGTATAGTCTTTCTACTTACTATGCTACAAGAAAGGTATTCTTGGAAGCTGTTGATTGTGCCAAGCGAAAGCAAAAAGAACTCGCCACCAGTAAAGTAAGTACAAACAGCGATTATGATTATTCCAGACATTATGCAATGTATCTTGATGAGCTGCGCCGCGAATTGCTTGAAAAGTGTTCTGATGACGATATGCTCTATGATATTTTAATTGATGTTTGCAAACGTAGCAACGCTTCCCGTGAGTTGATTTGGAAATTGTTTGGGGACAAGATTGTAAATTATCTACTCAATAAACATGGCAATAAAATTTATGTAATTGTAAAAGATCCCGCCGGGGATGTTGCATATTGCGGAGATCGATATAAGACTATTGCTGTTGATATGAATGAGGCTGTACATAATGAAACTGGTGATGAATGAAATTGAGCTTGTTGAAGATTTGATTGAAAAGAAAGGGTTGGGATATGACATGACGCGCCAGGTCCCAACCTATTTGGCGAAATATTATTTTCACCAAGGATACAACCGTAAGGATGTATACGACAAGATCAACATGTTTATGCTGGCTAATTGTCCGGGGTACAATGCAGTACTTTGCCGGGAAATGGTTGATAAGAGTATTTCGTATGCAGAAAAGCATCCTATTGTATGTGTTGATGGGATTTCTGTTACTGAAAATGAAATTGAAAAGATTTGTGCCTTGCCAGCAAAGCGTATGCGCCGGGTAATGTTTGCTTACCTGTGTATTGCCAAGTTCAACTATTTGGTAAATGAAAAAACAAACTACTGGGTAGGTACTGATGACAAGGATGTATTTAGACTTGCTGATGTAAAGCTGAGTGAATACAATCGGGATCTAATGCTCCATGAGCTACATAAACTTGGATATCTTGGATTTAGCCGTGCTATTGATAATTTGAATGTACAGGTTTTGATTGTAGACAATGAATCTACTCCTGTTCTGTTTGTAAAGAGTTTTGATGACATTGGAGCACAATGGGAAATGTTTTGTGGTGAAAGCTATGTTCCTTGTGTCCGCTGCGGGAAATATATAAAAAAGACGGGAAACCGTAAGAAATATTGCCATAAATGTGCCCGATTGGTAAACATCGAAAAGACAACTGAAAGAAAAAGTAAAAAGGTTTGAAATAGAAATTCAAAAAATTGCCATTTTCAAGCGATACAACGATTAAAAATCAACATTTTGAAAAAGTTGTCTCTGCGATAATATGGGGGGATAAGGACAAGACAATTCTTTACTCCCCTAATATTATTGAAAAGGATGAACAAAATCCGTGATTGAAATTACCGTAAACGAAGCCAAAATTGTACGAAAGCATTATCCGTGTGCATGTATTGCCAAAACCAAGAACAAGCGATATCTGGAAGAGAGCGTCCGATACCTGTGTTTGCTGCCCAACAATCTGCAGGCCGTAAATGCTCTTAATGAGATTCGTAAAGAAACTGAACGTAGAAAGCGTTATTATGGTGCACAGGAGGTAATGTAATTATGGCACAGGTAAAAAAGGCTGTTAGCTTTAAGAATGCAGTAATCAATATGGATGACCATACGATTACTGAGTTTGGGAAAGATGATACTAAGGTTTACCGTCTTGGTGACGTACTGAGAGACTGGCACAATGTAGAGGGTGTTACTTTCACTATTCAGCAGACTGAGGAACTCCCTGCTATGAACGATCAAGAGGATGACTGTTGATGCCCGTGGAATATAAGATTTTGCGGGATGAAGATCCTATTGCATTTCAGTACCGTGTAAGCAAAGACAAAGATTTGATTGGCACATGGCAAGATGTTGCAGATATTTGTAATCGTGAATTGGGGTACGAATATAGCGAAAGCAAATACCGGAAAGACTTTGCCGCTTTCACAAAGTTGTTTAATGCCAATCAGAATAAGCTTGTTGATGCTGATGATCGGATGCGAGAGGTAGAGCAGCGAGAGTTTGAGCTAAGAAAGAGTGCTCAGAAATTTTATGATCAGCGGCGTGAGTTTAATAAAATTGCTGCTAAGGAAGCGCGGGCGGAACACTTGGAAGATGTGCTTGCAAAATGCGCAGAAAAATTGTGTGAGACTGCTCCCCTGTTGCCAGAAGAAAAATATACTGAAACTTCCGATGGTGTTGAAGCTGTTGTATTTTTGGCTGACTGGCATTATGGAATGGTAACGGACAATGTATTTAATCGTTATAATACCAAGATTTGCAAACAGCGCGTACAGGATCTGACCAATAAAGTGATTGAACGCTTAAAGTTGCATAAGCCACAAAAGCTCCATGTTGTTTGCCTTGGTGATGCTTGCCATGGCGGAATTCATGTAAGTGCAAGAGTTGAAAGCGAAGAAGCTGTATGTGACCAGCTGATGAATGTATCTGAATTGATGGCAGAAGCTATTTATCGCATGAGCTGCTATGTGCCCTATACCACCGTATATCATACATACGGAAACCATTTACGGACGATTCAGAATAAAAACGATAGTGTACACGCTGATAACATGGAAAAACTGATTGGCTGGTGGATGAAAGAACGCTTTGCCAACATTGGTAATATCTGTGTTGAAGACAGCGAGTATTATGAATTTATTAAGCTAACTGTTTGTGGGTACAATATTTGCTGTACACATGGTGATCTTGATAGTAGTAGAAATATCGGGGCCACGCTGAACACTATTTTCAGTAAAATATACCACGAAACGATTGACTATACGGTGACAGCTGACAAGCATCATATTGAAGAATTCGATAGTCTTGGTATCGAAAATACTATTGTGCCTGCCTTGTGTGGCACTGATGGTTACGCAAACCAGCACCGTCTATATGCCAATGCTGGACAGACCATGATGATCTTTAATCAGGATGGCAAGGATGCTACTTATAACATCCGCTTGAAATAATGACATTATCTTTTAGCTGATATTTACTAAATTGCCGCGGCGGCGGCAGCCAACATTTAGTTGGCAAACTCCCTTTTATAGCGTGTTTGCAAGGGACGGCAGGCACGCTATTTATTTTTCTTATGTTTTATAGTTGGCAACAAGAGCTGGATGCACTGCCTGGGTTCATATCCCAGGATTAGGTAGGTTCGATTCCTGCGCCAGCAACCAACATGGACGTTCTTTAACGTCCATCATTTTACCTCCTTTGAGGCAAGGTGTATTTCGCCTTGCCTATATTATGACTATCCCCGCCGAGCCTATGGATGTGATTTGCATTTATGCGCAACCTGGCGGGTATTTTGTTTTTAGTCTGTCTCTTTTTGAATTTTGAGACAGACTTTTTATTTTTCTGGTCAGGTGGCAGAGTTTGGCTGATTGCGCTCCCCTGCTAAGGGAGTGTTCCGATACAAAGGAACCGTAGGTTCAAATCCTATCCTGACCGCCATTATTATTTGAAAGTTGAGGTTTTTGCATGGCTAGAAAAGCAAAGGTACTGGAAGCTGGAACGGATACGGCCAGTGCAAAGCTTTACAAATGTTTAAGATGCTCTAAAGAATACGAAAATCCGATTGGTCATTTTTATAAGATTGTGCACTCTCCGCTATATAAGGCAAACGACTGCTATGCTCCGCTGTGCAAAGATTGTGTAAATGAGCTATTTCAAGAATTCGCACGCAGATATAGTAGCGAAAAAACCGCTTGCATTTTGATGTGCCATCTGTTGGATATTCCATTTTACCACAGTTTGTTTGATTCTATTATATCAAACAATAACACATTCAGTCCTGGTCTATACCTGAGAATTATTAACGGCAAACAGTATCAATATCAAAATTTTAGCACTACCCTTGTAAGCAACGAGTTAAACAAAACAGAAGTTGATATCCGTGACCAGAAAGAAGACAAGTGGACAGCTGCTGAAATTAGGGTAAAAAATGAGGTCATAAAAATTGTGGGGCATGATCCATTTGATGGGTATGATAGCGATGACCGCAGATATTTGTTTGGTGAATTTTCTAAATACCTTGATGATGATTTGGCAGAAGACCCATTTAAGATGTCACAGGTAATCCAGATTATAAACAATAATAACCAGATCCGAAAATATGATCTCTTAATCTCCAAGATGAACCCTGTTACATCCAAGGATGATATTAAGGTTCTGAATGAGATGAAGACAAAGCTTGTGGCAAGTAACGATAAAATTGCGAAAGAGAATGAAATCTCTGTAAAGAACCGTTCCAATAAGGCTGCTGGCCGGAATACATTGACCTTCCTTATGAAAGATTTGAGAGAGAAGGACTTCAAAAAGGCCGAGGCCAATTTCTATGATCAGCTGCGCTCAGAGGGCACGCAATGGGCAGCCAATATGAGTTTGAAAGCAATCAAGGAAAATACCTTCTTTGATGAAAACGATGAAAAAGAAGTTTTTGATATCCAAAGAGGCTTGATTGATAAATTTCAGGCTGAAAGTGACGAATATAAAGAAAAATATCGGTTAGCTTTGGTTGAAGTAGAAGAATTGAAGAAGCAGTTGGACGGAAACGATGGCTAACCGAAAATATGTAATGACGGATATTAAGCGCAATGCATGTGAGTGCGATGCCGAAACCATTGCGTTTTACAGACGAAATCCTGTAATTGCGTGCCGTGATTTGCTTGGTATCCAGTTATTTGATGCCCAGGCATACATGCTTGAACAGAGCTGGAATGCACAACATGTGCTTTGGGCCTGCAGCCGAAATTTTGGTAAGTCTTTTGTTGGTGCAATTTTCATGATATTGAAGGCACTGCTTTATGAGAACCAGGCGATTTATATTGTTTCTTCCGTTGGTGATCAGAGTAAAGAAACCTTCACTAAGATTGAGGAAATTGTTACCCGCATTGGTAAGACGAGTGCTTCTATCCGTTCCCTGAAGGATATCGCTGAAAACGAGACTGTCAAAACACCTACAAACAAAACTGGATTTTCCCATAATCCCGCTGGGTATTCTGTAGCTTTTTATAATGGCAGTGAAATTTTTACGCTGAACAGTAATCCCGACAGTGCAAGAAGTAGGCGTGCCACCCTTGTGTTCTTTGATGAAGCCGCATTCTGTGCAGACGAATTGATCACAGTTTGTGAAGCATTTGCAACCCAGAATACAGACTTTGTTACTGACACCAGTAATTCTTATAATCCTGATACTGAGCCGCGGCGTGTGCCAACGCAGTTGGTTTATGCTTCCAGTCAGGACAACATGGATAAGATTTTTTATAAGCATTATAAGAATTTTGCAAAGCGCATGATTGCTGGTGATAGAGACTATTTTGCTTGCGATATGATTTGTGACGTTGCAATCAAGGTTTATATGCAAGGAAAGCCATACAAGCCTCTGCTGACGCAAGATAAAGTTGACGCAGCTATGAAGGTAAATAGACAAAAAGCATTAAGAGAGTAATTTGCTCGGCATATTTTGTAAAAAAATATGTCCCATCCTCATTGAATTGCTGGAACCCCCTAAAGCTTATATGCCAAAGCGGAGAGATGAAATATGCTCATACGTAATGGATGTGAAAACAGAAAAAACATATAAGATGGTGCAAGGTTAAATCCTAAACACTAAAAATGGGCAATCAGCAGCCAAGCCTCGAATAGAGGAAGGTTCAACGACTAACCAGTTGGTCACTGGTGTAGGTAGATAAGTTTATGATCTATCGAAGTGGTGAGGCGACTTGTTTATCAAGTTGATGATATAGTCTTAGCACATATGAAAGTATGTGGTACTAATAAGTACACTACCGGGTTGCGCCGGTTTTATTTATGTAAAAAAGAGGGTGAATGTATGCCGAAAAAATGGACACAAGAAACATTTGTGGAACGCATTCATTCATTAAACCCTAATATTGAAATATTAAGTCAAATTTCTACTTGTAAATCTCGTGTTTCATGTAGATGTAAAACTTGTGGTTATACTTGGAGTTCAGTTGGTTCAGAGTTACTTGCAGGCTCTGGTTGTAGGGTTTGTAATTATAAGCGTGGACTAGAGAATAGAAAAGGTAAAACCAAGCGAAAAACGAATGAAAAATTTATTGCTTTGATTAAAAAGACCCTCCCTGATATTGAAGTTATTTCAGAGTATTGAATATGATGGACAACAGCATTATTGGCCCATTGATTTTGCAGGTCATGGAGAGGCAGATGCACAGGAAGCTTTTGACAAAGTATTAACCAGAGATTCAATTAAAACTGAATTTTGTGAAAGCAATAATATTTCATTACTTCGCATCCCCTATTGGGAACAAAACAATATTTCAAATATAATTTCAAATTTTTTACATAAATAACAGTAAAAGTTTCTGTATTATAATCGTCCAACAATGGATGGTGGTGCTGGTCAAATTGTAAAGTGGGCAACGATTCGTCGAAATGAACGCAATATTTTACCACAAGTTTATGGTGATGGCAAAAGCCAGTATGCGCTGGCATTTGACCCTGCACGAACGATTGATAACAGTATTGTTGGTTCTATGCGACTTTATAAAGATGATACTTTTGGTATGTGTGGGGATATTGTGTTTGTAGAAAACATGGTTGACACCGCAAGTCGTAAAAAGTATAAACTTGACTCCACTAGACAAATTGAAGAACTGCGTGAAATTATTTTACGTTTTAATGGCAACGCACCTGATTATGAATTTATAGACACAATTAGTATTGATCAGGGTGCTGGTGGTGGTGGCACTTCTACTTATGCTGATAATTTGCTGGCGAATTGGAAGGATAAGTCAGGTTATGAACACCGTGGGCTAATTGATGCAAAGCACCCCATTTACGAGGGGTATGCGGATCGTTATCCCGATGCCGTGGATAAAGTGCGTTTGATTAGTCCCAAAAAATACCGGACACAAATGGTGGAAGAGTTTATTACCCTAATGGATTTGGGGGTAATACGCTTCCCTCTTGAATGGAATGGAAATGATTTTGTTCAAGTGGTAACAGGGGTTGATAAAACTACTGGGCAAGAAACAATGGATGTTCACGAATTAAGCCTTGAAGAACAGGCCGCATGGCAAAATATTGATTTAATGAAAACAGAGGTTACTTCTATCCACAAATCAACAAACCCAGAAAACACCACCGTAACTTATGCTCTGGCAAAAGAGCTTGAAAACAAAATGCACGATGACCGATTCTATGTTGCTATTTTGCTTGCTCATAGGCTATTTGAACTTAGGCGAAATGCTACTGTGCGGCAGCGGTCAGAAAGTGATGATGTTTTACCGCCAAATTGTATAACAAGTATTGATTTTTAAGGATGTGATGCAGGTATGGAAAATAATGAAAATTTTGATGTAATAGTTGCATCAAGTCCAGATGAAGAAACTGTTATTTTAACGGCAGATCAGCTTGCCAATAATAAAATGGATGAAATTCTGCGCAGTGTAGTCGCAACTTACGATCCTGAGAATAAACAGTTTAGTGCGTTTTTGAGTGATAAAAATAGTTCTGAGACTTTGACTGTTGATCGAATTGATGAATTGGCAAAGAACCCACAAACGTCATTGAATAATCTTTTAACGATCAACGCTTGTATCCAAACTTATATAAATAAAGACGATTTGATTGGTATTACCTTTGATGCAATCGAGGCAAATGTAAATACTGAGTTTAAATGCTCTTATAAAAAATATCCAGAGCAGCGGAACAAAACAAAGGCTGTTGAAAATGCACGGGCTATTGTAGATGACTTTTTTGATCAAATTGATGCCAAGAAAATTATAAGATCTGCAATCCCCATTACATTTGCAGAGGGTAACTACATTATGTGTCTGCGCCATAAGGATGAAAACTGGATTGTTGATTACTACCCACTTGGTGTTGCAGAAATTAGTGACTACACATCTAATGGACGGCCCATTGTTTTGATTAACATACAAAAGCTGAAAGACGCTTTGAGTAAAACAATGCTGAAAGACAAAAAACGACAGCCATTATTCTTTAATACCCAAGACGAAGAGGTTGAAGCCAACTATCCGCCTGAAGTGTATGAAGCATACAAGAATAATGACACCTATGCAAAACTGGATGTTGATATGACTGGCGTTTTGCGTATTGGTAATATTGGCCGGAAATATGGTGTATCTCCATTTTTGCGTGCATTAAAACCTGCCTTGATGCTTGAAACTTTCGATACTGCTGACCGTACAAATGCTAAGGCAAGAAACAAAAAAATCATTGTTCAGTATTTGAATGAGAAAATCCTTGGCAGTAATTGTGAAAGAAATGGTTATGCACAGCAGCTTGTTGCACATAACAATTTGCTTAGTGCCTGGAAACAAAGCACGGTTGTTGTTACTCCACCTGCCTATGTTAAGAGTATCGAGTACGTAGAGCCAAAAGTTGAAATGACCAATATTGATACAGTGCGCCAGTACAGAAACCGTGAAATGGCGGCGCTTGGTATCAGCTTTATGAATTCTGATGGTACGCAGACCGTTTCGACTGCAAATATTAGCCTTGGTCAGCTAATGAAGAATATTGATAAGATCTGTGAACAGTTGGAAAGTGTATTCAAAGACTGGGCCATGCTCGTTTTGCGGGAGAATAATGTTGATGCGGAATACTGCCCAGATATTAAGATCTCTGCTTCTGAGATGATGAGTATGGATATGAAGAAAGCTCTTTCTGGTTATCTATTCTCTACTTTGGGTTGTAGTTACGAAACTGCCTATAAGATGATTGGTGTTGATATTGCCGATGAACGTGCTAGACGCGAAAAAGAAAATAGCAATGATTATGATAGTATCTTTACGCCGCATAGCACCGCATACACCACTAGTTCTGGTAGCAGTTCCAGCAGTGGTAACAATTCTGTAGGTGATGACGAAGCCAAAGTTGGACGCCCCAAAGGTGAAACCACAGAAAAACAGGCTTATGACAAAGCCCGTAATGACGCAAAGAAGGCACAGCAATAACAATGCGTGGTAAAACACCTTGCTGTTTTATTTTTATGAATATAGGTACAAATGATGGATAAAGTGCAAATTTATAGTAACCGCGTAATTTGCTGTGCACAGGAAGAAACCACAGATACATATACGGCCAAATTTGTTATTTGTGATTTCTCTGTAAACGAAAATAGGCGGCAGCTAAACCAGGATACCATCAAAAATTGGATGGGGACTCTGGTGAATAAACCCCTGGTTGGGAAAATTGTTACAACTTCAAAAGGCTCTGATTTTACAGGCCATAACATGAAGATCGTATGGAAGAAAGACGAAAATGGAAATGTGTATAAGGACGCCGAGTTTGATACCGATGCCTTTGGCACATTTACTAACGTTGCGATTGAAAAAATTGATGACGTTGATTGTGTTGTGGCAACCTGTGAGATTTGGAAGCGCTTTACTAAAGCGTGCGCATTGATTCTGAAAAGAATTGAAAATGGCACTCTAAATTCCAGCTGGGAAATTACAATTTTGGATTCTCACAATGAGCTTAGAGAAGGCAAAATCATCAAAGTGATTGATGATGGAATTTTTACTGCGCATTGCTTGCTTGGTGAGAAAGTAACTCCTGCATATGCTTGTAGTAGAATGCTTGAAGTTGCGGAATTGGATCAAGACAACGAAGAATCTCTCGATGATGAGATAACTAACGCTATCGGCCAAGATATTAGTGTGCTAAATCAAAACAATGAAATGGAGGTAAAAGGCATGAATAAAAAGGAAATTAAGGATGCTGCAGTAGAAAGCACTGAATCTAATGTGCCTAATACTGTAGAAATGTCTGAAAAGAGTAAGCCTACCGAAAAAACTGATGAAGAGAAAAAGGATAAAGATCCCCCTGCCCCGGTTGAAGATGACGACGGTAAAGGTAATGACACTCATAACGACGAAGACGAAGAGAAAAAGGACGACAAAGATAAGGCAAGCACCAATGAAACTGCCAGCCTGACCGATGCCGACATCTTCCAGAAAATCTATAAGCTTCTGCGTGACCGCGGTGTTATGGGCTACATTGATTGTATTTTCCCGGAAGAACATGAAGTCTGGGTAAAACGTGATGGCAACCGCACTGAATATGACGTATATCATTATGGTGTTGAAGATGATAATGTTGTTTTGGGTGATCCGCAGCCTGCAAAGATGACAATGACTCTGAAAGAAGCTAGTGAAAAGGTTTCTCAGCTGGCAGATGCCGTTGCTAAAGCAGCCAGTGATTTGAAGACTAAAGACGATGAGATTGCTGAACTTGTAATTTATAAGGAAAAATTTGAGGAAGTAGAGCAGAAACGAATTGCAGCTGAAATTGCCGAGAAACAGGATGCTTTGCGCAAGAGCGCTGTAAGCAGTGGTTTTATTACTGAGGCAGAAGTTAGCGAAGGCGGCGAGCTTGCTGAACTGATTGCAAAAAATGATGATAAGGCAATCAAGTGTGTAATTGCTGATCGTTATATGCAGTCTGTGATGGAGAAGGCCGAAAAGGAAAAGGGCAAAAAGCCCGCAAAAGAAGTATCTGAAAAGGTTGAAACGGTAAAGGCAAACCTTGTAGATAAGGCAAATGTAAAACTTGATATGAAGAGCCTTATGAATGATTACCTGAACCGGAAATAAAGATATAAATTAAGAGAGGTACAAATATGATTCGTGAACTTATGGTGAATGTAGCCAAGAATATTCCGGCTATCTATACCGCAAAGACCGCTATGGTTACTGGCATGGGTGTTCAGATTGATCTGAGCAAGAAGCAGCTGGTTCTGCCTGCCGAGGAAACTGCTGAGAACATTTATTTTGTTGAGAAGGAGCGCGTACCGGAAGGCATCTATGCTGGCGTTGCAAACCTGAGCGACTATTTTGAGCAGTTTGTGAAAGTTAAGGAGGGCGAGTTTGCTAAGGCTATCCCCAATTATGAGGGTGAGATGTACGGCACTGATCAGTATGATGACAGCGTTGTGGAAAGCGCCGTTGACAAATACCTGGCTGTTGGTACTGATGGCAAATGGAAGGTTGCAAGTGCAAGTATTTCTAGCTGCTACAAGCTTGCCGGTTTCCAGGCTGATGGTGTGAACAAGATCGCACAGATTGTTAAACTGGCCGATGCTGGTCAGAATTCTTGATTATAAGAATCAGCTATAAAGAACATAAAATTATTGAGCTGAGAGTTTTTACTCTCGGCTCTTTTTATTGAGGAAGGAAAGTTAATATGCTTAACAATGAAGTTGCAGAGGTTATGAAAGATACCTCCCGCGTGTACGATATTGCGGAAAAGACCACCTACAAGCAGAACCTGACCGCCGAGGAAAAAGAAACCAGTGAAGTTCTGGATGCCTGGGCAAAGGAAGTTGGTAAAACTGGCAATGATAGCAATAAGGAGATTGCCGCTTTTGTTACCCGCACCATCCAGGATGAGCTGTATACCGCTCCTGATGAACTGCTGGACAGCATGTTCACCCGTGGTAACATTGGCGAGTTTGATGATTATGAGGCACAGCGTAATGCTAAAAACACTCTGATTGCTCATGAGGCTGCTAAGGGTGGTAATGTTCCCCGCTCTTATCTGAACTTTGAAACCCTGAAGCCGCAGTGGCATAACCTGCAGGTTGAAAGTGACATTTCTTATGTTGATATGCGCAAGAATGGTTGGAAGAGTGTTGCTGAAATCACCACCTTTATGAAGGAGGCCCTGCAGAATAAGCAGTTTGCTGTTGTGCTGAATGCTATTGATGCTGCAATTACTGGCGGTGATCAGCTGATTACTGTTGCTGGCGCAAAGCCAACCATGGAAGCTATGGATGCCCTGACCCTGTACCTGAATGAGTATACCGATGGCAGTCAGCCCTTTACTGTAAGCCTGCAGAAGTACTGCGCACAGATGCGCCGTATGACTGGTTACGCTGAGTACCTGAGCGATGCTATGAAGACCGATTTTAACCGTTATGGCCTTGTGAAGCTGTATGATGGTGTTGCCATTACTGGCATTAGCTCTGCCAAGAAGCTTGGCAATGGTGATCTGCTTATTCCTGATAAGAAGATCTTTGGTATCGCCGGTTCCATCGGCAATCTGGATATGAAGGGCGAAGTTCATACCTATGAGGATATGGATAACAATGGCGAGCGTGTTCACCTGATGGTGAAAGACTACACCTTTGGTTTTGCTATTTCTCATATTGAGCGCATTGCAAAGATTGCCCTGAACTGATTGATCTTTTTAAGTCCAAAGGGTCTACAAAGCCCTTTGGACCTATTATTTTTATGGAGAAGGTAAAATGATGACCGAAAACAATTTTATTGAGGTTTTGAATTATAACAATAATTCTGTGGCCGTTGAAGGTGTTGACCCGCAGAAAGGCCACTTGTTCACCCCCGCACAGGATGGTGAACCCACTATGATTCCTATGACTATGACGGAGATTAAATATATCAATTCCCGTTGTGACGCATTCCGTAATGGTACGTTGCGATTCCGCGCTGACGAAGAAGATAAGATTTATGAAACCCTTGGTATTAAAAAGTCTGATATTTTGTTCCAGGAAGTGATTGATGACGCTATTCGCCACCCGAATGCAGAAAAGCTAAACAAACTGATTGCCATTAAAAGTGTTTCTGTTTTTGAGCGTGTGCGCGGAGCCTATTATTCTATGGTGAACGCTGGTGAAGACCTTAGTGTAAAGGTTGGTCGTTTGATTGACTTGCGTTATAAAGAATTGCGTGCAGGCAAGTTGCATACAGAACTTGTTGTAACAGAAAATGACGGTACGGCCACCAGTAAACATAATGCCGAAATGGATGAACTGCGCAAACAGATTGCAGAGCAGAATAAACAGTTGAATGAATACAAGGAGCTGTTTGAAAAAATGCTTGCTCAAATGGGTGGTACGGCAGCCTTGAGTGCAGAAAACGTTGACAACAATACTGAAAAGCCGCGTGGCAGAAAGAAAAAGGTAGCCATTGTGACTGAGGAATAATTTATAAAAATGGGAGGCGGTGAGGACATGACTTCATTTTTTAAGGTCTACAATGCTTTTTTTGAAAAAATGGAAGCGGATGAAAACTTTTTCAATTATTTTGACTTGAGTGAAAATCAGGTAATGGCATTGGCCCGCGACCGCGCCCATACATACCTAAAAGAAGCCGTTTCTATTTTGGTGCGTAAAGTAGGAACAGATGATAGTGATTTTAGTTTTAGCGACTACGACGATGAACTTGAAGAATTTAATGTGGATTTGACAGATGATGAAGTAGATATGCTGGCCTGCTTAATGTATGAGCAAGAATATAAGCGCCAGTTCAGTAAGCTAAAAATGTTGGCTTTTCAACATGTACCGTCATCTCTACAGGTATTCTCCCCTTCTAATGAAAGAAAGACAATCCAAGCTTTATATGAACGAATTCATGAAGACAATGTTACCATGATTGACAACTATATGAGCAAAGATAGATTGACACATAAGAGAAAAAGCTTGGATTATAGTGAATTTTCTAGTGATGATTAAGAGGTGGTATTGATGGATATATATAGCCGAGTTCGAGCCATCAATGGAGCCGCTGTAAAAAACACGAGAAAAGACGTTCAGCTTGCGCAAATACGCCAGAGCTTTGCGCAGCATTTTATGGATAGTATTGATTACGAGCCTAATACGTTAGTAAACGGCACAAAACAGTCGTTGCTTGTAAGTAAAAATAAAAGTATTGTTACTGAAAAGAAAGTGCGCACTTTACCTGGTGAAGATATTCCGCTTGGGGCAATCATTGACTGCTATAATTGCAAGTGGATTGTAACAGAAATTGATGCTAATAGGGAGCTTTGTGTTAGTGCAAAAATGGAGCAATGTAACCGTGAGATTATATGGCAAGATCCTGATACAAAAAAAATCCTTACACGTTGGTGTACAATGGAAAAGCCCTATTTTAGCAACCTAGAAGAAAATAAGCAAACTTCTATGAGCCAACGGCAATACAATCTTCAAGTTCCTTACGATGACGATACTGCCAAAATTGATGTTGACCAACGTTTTATGCTAGAAATTATCAACGGAAAGCCAAAGACTTATCGTGTTACATGTGTTGATATCAATACAGAACGATACAGCCTTGATGGGAGTATACGTGGTTTTTTGCTGTTGAATATTGAACAAGATCAATACAATCCAGAGAAAGATAATATTGAAAAAATGATCTGCGATTATATTCCACCTGATAAAAATGATTCTGCAATTATTGCAAAAATCCAGTATGCTGGTGCGCCAAATATCAAGATCGGTGGCAGTGCAAAAACATTTACTGCAAAATTTGTTGATGAACAAACTGGATTGGCAGTAGAAAAACAGGCCATTTGGAGTGTTATATATTTGCCTGAATTCTCCGATAGCGTCCATATAGAGAAAAGTGAAACGTCCTTAAAGATTCTTTTGGATGATAACCCACTTTTGGAAGGGGCTAGTATCAAAATCCAGCTCCAATGTGAAGGTGAAGAATTTATTGATGAATTAATTTGTAAGGCGGTGACTTTGATCTAAATGGCAAACAGTAGTGCAATTATAGAGTATAAGAATCTAATTGTGAAAAAGCTGATTGGGAACAAAGATTTTATTGCCGCCATGGGAAACCCTGATATTAACGAAAGTGATGAGGCTGTATATAAATATATATTCCCCTATTTTTATATACCTGGAACGATTGAAAGTGCACATAGCTACATTTGCATTAAAGTCGATATGCTGAGTACCGCAGGAGACACTGAACTGCTTGGTGAATTTCGCGTAAGGATTTGGGTTATTGTTCATCAGGATATCATGAAAATGAATGGTGTGGGCGGTGCCACAAGGATGGACTATCTTGCACAATTAGTTGATAAAATGTTCAATGGTAGCGAAGCTTTTGGTGTTGGGAAATTGCGCCTTACAAGTAACCTAGAAGATGATTTGGATATGGTTCATCGTTGCCGAGAATTGACATTTTTGACCAAAGATGTTAATGACGGTACTGTCTGTGCAGTATGAATGAATTAAAAGAACAATATGATCAGGCATTAGCGTTTGGGGAAAGCTATTGTATCAACGATTGGATAAAAATAAAGAATCCCAAAATCAGTGATATTATTCGTTTTGGTGAAAAGAAATATTATCAACTGGCTTATGCTTTTACTGCAACGCCAAGTGATTACAAACATCAACTCTTTGACATTGGGCGAGATTACGAAGAAGTTGATGATTACGAGCTGTTTATAATGTTGTTTGCAGATTTAAGGTTTAGTGATAATCATTTAATTTTTGATGGACTTGATACCACCAAAATGATGCGCACTCTTGATACTGAAACAAATATGATTATATTTCGAGATCCTGAAAGTGGAGCTATTATTGACCGCACCATATACTATCAAATTTCTGACTATATTAGTTACATGCTTGGCATCAAAAAGAACTATGAAAAGGCTGCAAATGCTTATACTAAGCGAGTTTTGATTGAAGAAAGCCGTGAAAACGCGAGACTTGCATTAAAGAAACCTTATGAGCCAAGGTTACGACATCTGGCACTTGCACTGAGTGACACGCAAGAATTTAAGCATAATTATTTTGAAGCTTTGGATCTGCCTATCAGTTTGTTTATGGAACATCTAAAACAGGTTCAAAAGCAGAAGAATTATACGAATTTGATGCACGGCATATATTCGGGGAAAATAGATACAAGCAAATTGACAAAGAAACAGCTGAATTGGACGGAAGCCTGATTATAGGCTTTTATTTTTTTTTAATTTTTTATATGAAAGGACGACAAAATATGTTTAATCCTAATGAGTTTTTGATTGACCGCGTGCTGCGTGCCCATATGTTTGATTTCGATGGCCGTCGCCGTTGGACTGCAAGCCAGATTACCGATCCTGTCCTGGAGTGTGCTGGTGAAACTGTGTTTTCTACTGATGCTTTGGGTTCCAACATTATGGCTTTTGAACGCAGTAAGAATGCAACCTTTACTTGTAATAATGCCTTGATGAATATCCCGATGCTTGCTGACCAGATTGGTAGCGAGGTTGAGACTGCAACTGAGCAGAAGAAACAGGTTTTTACTTGCTTTGAGTTTATTGAAGTGAATACTGATGGTGCTACTGCCACTCTGACCCATACCCCGTATGAGGAAGTGAGCGGTGTTCCCTTTAAGTACATTGACAAGGTTGATGGCAATGGTGCAACTGAGGCAACTTATGAGCTGGGCACTGCTGTTGAAAGCAACTTTAGCGTGAAGGGTTCCACTGTTACCCTGCCGACTGGTGCTGGCCTGAAGGCCGGTGATCGCCTGGCTGTCCGTTATAAGTTTGAAACTGCTACTGGTGCAAGTATTGAGAATATTGCTGACCATCATAGCGAGTATGGCGAATTTATGATTGAGGTTCTGGCCTACTCTCCCTGTGACACTGCAACCAAGTGCGCACTGAATATCATCTTCCCGAATTCTAAGCCGGATAACAATGTGAGCCTGACCCTGACCAACGAGCTGAGTCACCCGCTTTCTGTTAGTGCTATGCCTCGCTACTGCGATACTAACAAGAAGCTGTTCCGCATTGAAATGCTGAGTGAGTAATTATGGCGGCTAAGAAGCTAAACTGGTGCCGCACATGTGGCAAACAGTATAAAGTTTGTTATACCTGCCAGAATGTGAAAAGTTATATGCCGTATCGCATTATTTGCGATACGGCGGCACATTATCAGATCTTTTTACTGATTCAGGAATATAGAAAAGGGATTATCACTAAAGAAACTGCACTTGAAATGCTGAGGGCTATTCCGCTTGAAGTAGGTGAAGAAAAGACATTTTTGCCTGATGTCCAAAAGTGCTTGCAAGAAATCCGTGAAGCAGATGTGCAGACCATTGCTAAAGCGCAAAAAAGTGACGTTACTCTGAAAGATACCAATAAGGTAGAAGTTAAAAAGCAAAAGAATAAAGGGGGTACGGAGTAATATCCGTATCCCCTATTTTTTAGCGGGTACAAAACTGTTTTTTTCAACTATACTTTTTTACAAGAATGTGGTATATTATATAAAAAAGTCTAGTTATCTTAAGTGAAATTTTCCAAGGATGATGTCTCATGGGAACATTGACATTTACAAAAATGACAAGGCCCGCAGATTCTACTTTTACATGCGGTGTACAAAGTATTGACAAAATGGTACAAGATTCATACTTTTTGTGCCTAATGAAACGCAGTTATGCCTACGAGGTAACAGCTGAGGGGTTCGTTGTTGCTTATTACCGTATTGAATTGAGGCGTTTTAACAACTCTGAATTTGACCCACCCCTGGATGAGCATTCTCTTAATTTATATAATGACCTTTATTCTATTCATATTCAATATATAGCAGTACGTCAAGAATTTCAAAAGCATTGTATCGGAACTACTATTTTTAAGCATATTTTATTATCTATTGAAGATATTGTGAAATATTGTCCTTTACGTCTGGTTACATTAGAAGCTTTTAGAGAACTTAAAAGTTGGTATGAAAGGTTTTCTTTTATAGATTTAGAACCAAGTTTAGACAACCCCGAAACAGAGTTTATGTTTTTAGATCTAGTTTCTCCCTCTGACTTGGATAAAATACAGTCGATTGAAACATCATATATGTAAACAAATATTTAGGAGAAATCATTTATGATTCAGGAAACTCATAATATTTCACATGAAGCAATGGAAAGATTACAACATTATTTGCGTTATCCTTCACATGAAAATGCTGTGTTGCGAGAATCTATCATAGAACAACTGCGTTCTGAAGCTCATTCGACTTGGAATCAAATTTCAGAAACCGTTCAATTTGACAATTTGGATCTCAGCTTTTTGTCCAACTTTCAATTAGAGCCAAAATTTCAATATTCTAAAATTTGTATTCCAGGAGATATATTGCCTGAAAGTATTTCTTTAAAGCAAGTTGTATGTGATAATAGCTTTTTAGATACATTACATTCAGGCGAATATAATTCTTTAAGTTTGAATAAATATAGTCCATCTACTGCTGCATGATTGTTTTTTTCTGCAAATCAATATATGAATACAGGTGATATACAATGGACCAGGCGAAGAACCTATCTCCTATACAAAGTGTTTTACAGATAGACCCCGTTGTTTTTGATGAAATTTCTTTTCATCGTGAAGGTTTTAGGACTAATGATCCTAATATTAAAACGGATTTAGAGATAAGTAAAAAAGTCACAAAATTGTCGGATGGAAAATATCGAGTTACTGTTTTAACTACAGCAACCCGCAAGTCTGAATATGTTGCCAAAGTTCAAATTAGTGGGTTTTGCTCTATTGATGAGTCTTTGAGCAACAAAGACGTTCTATTGAATAATAATGCTGTTGCCATTCTCTTTGCTTATATTCGTTCTCAACTGACATTACTTACCGCGCAGCCAGAAACTGCCCCGATTGTTTTACCTGTGATGAATATTGCAAAAATGTTAGAAGGTTCTATTGAAAGCGAGTAAACGCCAGATGCAACATGGGGTTTAGAGAACTTTGTGACGACCATTTTTACGAAAGCAAAATATTTAATATAACGTTTTTAGAATTTTTATAAAAATCAACTTATGCCGAGTGGCCTATATGGCTGCCCGGCTTTTTTGTTTTAGAGAAATATATGGCAAGCAAATTTAATGTGAGTAAAGATAAAACACGCCGTACATTTGCTGGAATTATTTTTGACAGCGAACTGGAAATGAAATACTATCGTGATTTTGTTTTACCAAAAATCGAAAGTGGTGAAATCTTAAACTGTGAGCGGCAAATCCCATTTGAATTGCAGTGCGGATACAAACACAAGAAAAGCGATGGGAGTAATGAAACAGTACGTGCGATTGTTTATAAAGCAGATTTTGTTTTAACGTGGAGTGATGGGCAGAAACAAATAATCGACACAAAAGGTATGGCAGATTCTACTGCCCTACTAAAGCGAAAAATGTTTTGGTATAAATATCCTGATCTTGATTACAGATGGATTAGTTATTCCAAAAAAGATGGTGGGTGGATTGAGTATGACGCACTAAAAAAAATGCGAAGTGCCCGCCGTAAGCAAAAAAACAAATAAAAGGGAGATACATAATGAAATATTTGACATTACAGGAACGTGTTGATTTTGTAAATGAAGTAATTCAGCTTTGTACTGTTAGCGGCGAATATCAGCCTGCATTGTTTGATTTGATTTTTAGGGTTGTTGCCAGAAAATATTATTTGGGAACTGATTATTCAAACATTCCGCAAAGTGAATGGCCTGAATTTGCCTATGAAAATTGGGAATCGGATTTCCCTGGTGAAATCAATATTGATGAACTTAATGGAATGAAAGATGCTTGTTTGGAACGAGCTGCTGTTGAGCAAAACCCGCTGAATACTTTCTTGGTTATGGCCGCTGGTATTTTGGGCAAAATGGAAAAGAATCTGGATGGTATCGACATGGGTACTTTGACTGAGGCTGCAAAGAGTTTGAGCCGAGTGCCCCCGAAAAAGCTTGCGCGAGCTGCAATCCAGTATGAAAAGATTAAAGAAAAGAAATAAAAGGTAGGGTGCATGAGGTATGGTTAAGAAAAGTGCGCCGATTCGCTTTTATGACGAAGAGAAGATAAAGAAAATAAATCCCAATACTTTGAAATATTGGAAACGATATGAAATGGATATGAGCTTGCGAGAATTAAGCCCAAAGACTATTTATGCTTATTCTAACGATGCGTTACAGTGGTTTATTTATATTTTAGAGAATCAAGGGAATGTGTGTATTACTGAACTTGATGAGAACGACGTAGAAGAATTTTTGTTTTTCTGCAAACAAAGCGGAAATAATAGCCGCCGCATGAAACGACGCATGAGTACCATATCTGCTTTTTATCGGTACTTGCGCAAAAAACGCATTATCAATGAAAACCCCATGGAATTTATTGATCGCCCCAAAAAGGATGTAAATGTAATGGTACAGACGTACCTTACAAAAGAACAAGTGAATGAAATGAAGGTTTCATTAGCCAAAAGAGTCCAAAAAGCGACGTTGGTAAGCGATAAAAATTTATGCTTAACCATGCAAGTGTATGCAATGTTTTCTTTAAGTACATTGGCAAGAGTAAATGCTGTTCGTAATGTAAAATGGGATGCTATTGACTATGACAACCGTATTGTAATCGGTGTGTTAGAAAAAGAACAGCGAATTGTTGATCTGATGTTTAGTAGCGAAGTAAAGGATTTGTTGCTTGAATTATACAATTTTAGGAAACATCATGGAATACAGGATGGTGGCTATGTATTCCCTGCTTATTATAAAGGGGCATACCAGCCAATCAGTGCCAGCGCATTGGATGTATGGTGCAAAGAAATTGGATCAATGATTGGTGTAAGTACATTGCATCCTCATGATTTTAGACATAGTGGCGCAACTCTTTTGAAGAATGCTGGTATGAGTCTTGAGGATGTCTCTTCCCTTCTTAATCATCTTGGAACGGATGTAACACAAAAGTTTTATATAAAAGAAGACAAAAAGAAAATCCGCGAAGAAAAAGATAAATTTGAAATTTGAGGTATTTATATGCCCGAATATACAAATTTTGACGATCTACTAAAAGGCGCACAAAGCATAATCGACAATACGTTAAAAACAGCAGTAGCAGATGAAGTAAAAAAAACAATTTCTCAGACTGCAAAAGAGAATGTCATTTTACAAACTCCAGGGCGATCTTCTGGTGGTGTTGATGATGTAAATAGTATGGTTGGAGAAGTTAAAACAACTGGTGGCGAGAGCGTATTAACTGTAAAAGATGTTGCAAAGCCCTCCCCTTCTGTGTTTGGACAGCCTTTTGATGAAGCAAAAAATGCAGCAGTTGGCGGGACAATGTTTGCCAGTTGGATTGAGGCCGGGAAATGGGTTGACCTAAAAGCTCTATTGACACATCGCAGATATATGGGCTGGAACCCTGCAGAACATGAAACATGGGCCAGTTATTGGAACCCAAAAACAGCACGAACTGGCGATAGTATGCCAAAGGCTGATTGGGCTTATAAACCAAGGCGTGAAGCGCGACCGTTTATTGTCCCAGCTCAAGAAAAGATAACTGCTAACCCTGAACGAATTATTGATTTAATTAAAGGCGCTTTTGAAGATTAAGATTTTATAAAAACGAAACCATGACTTGATTGATTCCTTATTGAAAATCATTAAGGTTATAGGCGGCATGGGCAAGATATTTTATAATGAAAATAGATAGGGGTGAATTGATTGTGGCAATTTCTTTTGGTAAATCCCTAAAGAATGAACGTGCGGCTATAATGCGTTCTAATACGAACAAGCCTGTGCAGGTTGAAACGTCTGCAATAAGTACATATGCCGCTGATGACAATTATACACGTAGTGAAAAATACAAATGGTACTATCAGTATAGCGACGACAATTATTCCCGTGTAGATGAAAATAAAAATATTGTTGTTGATAGTAACCAGATTAACATTACCCAAGAAAATAATAGCCAGTATATTCCCTTCCAGATGGCAAGACGATATGATGGCATTGACTTGATGGAAATGATGCTGCAGATCCATTACTTAAATGTAGATGGACAAGAAGCATATGCTACTCCGGTAAATGTAACTTATAGTGAAGAGTATATTCGTTTTGCTTGGCTTGTGAGTAATTATGTCACTGCACAAGACGGTGAGATACAATTTGAAATTACTGCGGTAGGTGTAAACGAAAAGGGCGAAAGTTATATGTGGCGTACCCGCCCCAACGGACGCTTAAACATTTTGCAAGCTTTAACTGGCGAGAAAATGGTAGAGCCTGATACAGATTGGTATACCAGTTTTGTCGCTTTAATGGATGAGAAAGTAAGCAACGCTGCCAGCTATGCCAGTGCCGCACAGGCCAGCGCCCAGGATGCAGCCAACGCTGCGGCGGGTGTGGATAATAAGATCCAGAATGCGGCAGCAGGAATTAAACAGGAGTTGCAGAGTGACCTTGACACCAACTACACCAAGAAAACTGAGCTGACCACGGAGCTTGCCAAGTATTATAACAAGGAAGAAGTGGATGGCTTTGTTACACTGTTGGAAGGCAAGATTTCTGGGATCGACGGATTGGCGGCTTTTAACTGTGTGTATGATGCGAGCACCCGTGCTTTAACATTTTATAACGGCGATGCAGTGATTAAAACTGTAACCTTGAGCACCGATCCCAGCGCAGAGTGGACGACCGCATATGGCAAGACGGTGGATGCTAAGATCAGCGCGGCGGTAAACCCGGTAAGCACAGCACTGGATGAATATAAGACCAGCAACAACGAGGCCGTGAAAGCTTTGCATGATAGTGTGGGCGACCTGCCGAACACTTTGCAGAGTGATTATTATAATAAGGAAGCAACCAACAAACTGCTGGCTGATAAGGCAGACAAAACTGCTCTGGATGGATTTACCAATGATTTGACTGTGACCAAAAATACCGTGACAGCTTTGCAGGGCAGTGTGGATACGGCCAACAGCGACATTGCAAAGATCCAGGAAAAGATCAAAGATATTAAGCCCAGCAACGGCCATGAGTATGACATTACTTACACCAGTGATGACGGTCATTTGAGTCTGTTGGAAGACGGCACAACCAAGACTGTTGTTACCATTAAAGGCGGTGGCGGTGGCGGCGGTGAGGCAACCAGCACCATTACCATTGAACGAATTGGTGACAGCAGCCTGACTGTAGTTCAGGGTGACAGTGCATTGATCGGCTTTAAGTTTACGAGTGTGGACAATGCTGGCGATGACACCGGCAATGCGACTGGCAACTGGTATGTGGGCAACACCAAGGTGGCAACCACGACCATCATCCAGGGCAAGAACACCTTTGATGTGACACAGTACCTGCACAGCGGTGACAACACCGTGCGGCTGCAGGTTACGGACAGCATGGGAAGTGTGGGTAGCAAGAACTGGTCGGTTAATGTTGTTGAGTTTTATTTGGAGAGCATTTTTGATGACTCTCTTTTTTATTCCGGCGAAGTAACTTACCGGTTTACTCCGTATGGCAATATTGCCAAAAACATCAGCTTTAAGTTGGATGGCAAGGCGATTGGCGGAACAAGCACTGCAGTGACAGGCCGCCAGATGACCTACAATTTGTCAGCCCAGAAGCACGGTAGCCACCTGCTGGAAGTGAGCATGACGGCAGAGATCAATGGCAAACAGGTAACAAGCAACACCCTGCGCCACGATATTATGTGGGTGGAAGAGGGCAATAATACCCCGATTATTAGTTGCGCCGTGTTGGATTACAGTGCCAAGCAGTACAGCAATGTTGCGATCAGCTATACCGTGTATGACCCGGCCAGCAGCAACACCAATGTGACTCTGGCTGTGGATGGCATTGTTGCAAGCAAGCTGACGGTAGGACGCACCAAACAGACCTGGACGTTCAAGAGCAGCGAGATTGGCAGCCATGTACTGACCATTACCTGCGGCGAGACGGTAAAGACCATCAATGTAAAAATTACCGAGCTGGGTATTAACATTGAGCCGGTAAAAACCAACCTGATGTTTGACTTTAACCCGGCTGGCCGAACCAATGCAGACGAAAACCGCCTGTGGACCGATGGCAATACTGCGATGACTGTAAGCGACAACTTTGACTGGAGCAATGGCGGCTACCAGATTGATGAGGACGGCGATACTTACTTTTGCGTGAAAGCCGGAACTACCGCCACGCTGGATTATAAGCTGTTTGCGGACGATGCCAAAAAGAAGGGTAAGAACTTTAAGCTGGTGTTTAAGACCACCAATGTGCGAGACTACGATGCTACGGCACTAACCTGCGCAAATGGCAACGTTGGTTTGACGGTACAGGCACAGAAAATTACCCTGACCAGCCAGCAGAATCGCATTGAGCTGCCGATTTGCGAAGATGACTTTTTGGAGTTTGAGTTCAATATTTTGCCGGACAGCAAGTATAAAGAGATGGTGCTATGGTGCGACGGTATCCCCTGCAAGGTGGAACTGTACGATGCAAGCGACAACTTTACACAAGCAAGTCCGGTTGGCATTACGATTGGCTCTGCGGACTGTGATGTACAGGTATACCGCATGAAAACCTACGGCATGGAGCTGTCGGACGATGAGATCCTGGACAACTTTATTGCGGATGCCAAGAACGCCGAGCTGATGATTGAACGCTATAACCGCAACGATATTACCAACGTGAGCGGCGAACTGGATGCTGACCTTTTGGCCGAGAAGTGCCCGGACCTGCGCATTATCAAGATCAGTGCTCCGACCTTTACGACCGGCAAAAAGAATGAGGTTTTTAATACCACCATCCAGCAGATTTACAAGAACGGACGCGCTGTGGAGGATAACTGGACCGCGACCGGCAGCCATAAAGGCCAGGGCACCAGCTCCAATGCGTATGGCGAGAGCGGCCGAAACATTGACATTAACTGTTCCGGCGGATTTACGTTTGGCGACGATAGCACCGGCAGCACCTATACATTGACCGAGAACAGTATCCCGGAGAAATATTTTAATATCAAGGTAAACATTGCAAGCTCTGAAAACGCAAATAACGCCTGCATTGCAGATGATTACAACACGTTTAACCCGTATACCCGTAAGGCAAAGAAAGAGAACCCGAAGGTGCGCGATACGATGGCGTTTTACCCGTGCGTGGTATTTATCCAGGAGACGGACGTAGAGAATGCGACGGTGTTTAAGGACGGCCAGTGGCATTTTTACGCTTGCGGTGATATTGGCAACAGCAAGAAGAACAATGACACCCAGGGCATGGACCCCGCAAACCACAAGGAAGTTATTGTTGAGATTGATAACAACACCGATGCTCAGACTCGCTTTTTGAGTGATGATCTGAGCCAGGAAACTTGGGACGGCGACCACAGCTTTGAGTTCCGCTATATTAGCAAAAAGTGTACCGAGGAAGAAACACAGGCGGCAAAGAATGCCTGGCAGAGCTTGCTGACCTGGGTAGTAAATGCAGATGACGAAGAGTTTAAGGCCCACTTTGAGGACCACTTCATCAAGGACAGTGTGCTGTTCTATTATCTGTTCACTGAGCGCCACACAATGGTGGATAACCGCGCCAAGAATGTGTTCCCCCACACAGAAGATCTGATCCATTGGGATTTTTGCATGGATTATGATAACGATACCTGCCAGGGCAACGACAACGAGGGCGGATTGACACTGACTTACGGCTATGAGGATACCGACACCATTGGCACCAAGAGCGTGTTTAACGCGGCAGACAGCAAGCTGTGGTGCAAGGTACGAGATCTTTTTGCGGACGACTTGCAGAAGATGTACCTGAACCGTGAGAGCGCTTTGGCCTGGAGTGCAAACCGTATTTTGCGCAAGATTGAGGCGTACCAGGATGTGAAGCCCGAAAAGCTTTGGATTATGGACATGCGGCGCAAATATTTCCGCACCTATGAAGACAATGGGACGACCAGTTACCTGCCGATGATGCACGGCAACAAGCGCCACCAGCGCCGCCAGTACCAGAAGTACCAGGAAAAGTATATTGCGAGCAAGTACAGCGGTACGACCTGCACGGCTGATGATATGACGATCCGCGGCTATACCCCCACCAACTGGACAGGTGTGCAGCCGGACGGTACGTTCCATATTCGCCCGTATGCAGATACCTATGTAAGTGTTTTGTATGGTTCCAACCCGGTAAAAATGCGCGGCAAGCGCGGCCAGACCTACACGATTGAGTGCCCGATTGCAGCCATGAACGATACCGAGGTTTATGTTTACAATGCCAGCCTGATACAGAGCATTGGCGACATTAGTGGATTTTACCCTGGGTATGTTGATTTTAGCCATGGTGCGAAATTGACCGACTTGAAGGTTGGCAACGGCACCGAAGGCTACCGCAACACAAACCTGACCGACTTTGCAGTTGGCAACAATACGCTGCTGGAACACCTGAATTTGCAGAATGTGCCAAACCTGAAGAAATCCATCAGCTTGGCGGGATGTGTAAACCTGACCGATTTTTATGCCGGCGGCAGCGGTATTACCGGTGTGGCGTTTGCCAAGGGCGGCAAGATTGAAAAGGCTGAACTGCCTGCGATTGCAAGCCTGACGGCACAGAGCCTGAACCACCTGACCGATTTGAAGATTGACGGCTATGAGAACATGACCACACTGGTTGTGGAAAGCTGCCCGACCATTGACTTGAAAGCTATGTTGGAAAAATGCACAGGTTTGAACCGCGTGCGCTTGACTGGCCTTGATTGGGAATGCGAGGATACAGCGCTGCTTGACCGACTGTACACGATGACCGGCCTAGATGAGAACGGCTATAACACCGAGCACTCTGTACTGGAGGGCAAGGTACATGTGCCCATTATGCGTGAAAAGAAACTGGCAGAGTTTAATGCACAGTGGCCGGATTTGAAGATCAGCTACAACACGCTGGTGGAACAGTTTACCTGGACCTTTGTGAATGATGATGACGAGCACACAGTTTTGGATGTGCAGTACATTGACAAGGGTGGTAAGGCTGTTGACCCTGTGACCCGTGCGGAGAAGCCGATCCCGAAGCCGATCAAGAAGAGCACAGTGAGCACTGACTTTACCTATGCTGGATGGGACACAGAGTTTGTTACAGTATTTACCAACCAGACCGTAACGGCCAAATATACCGAGAGTGTGCGGAAGTATACCGTGCGCTACCTGAACAATGGTGCGGAGAAGCAGAAAACAGTTGCCCCCTATGGCAGCATGGTGTTGTATGAAGGCGATACCCCGACCTACACGGCGGAGGAAGGTGCCTATAAGTTCTACCTGTTTGACCATTGGGACAAGGGCGGATATGTGAACGGAGACAAGGACATCAATGCGGTATATGACAGCTGCGAATATACTTCTGGCTATTTTGACGGCAAAGAGATTGGCAGTTTGCGCCCGGTTGAGATTTACGCAATGAAAAAGGTTGGTATGGAGAATAAGGTAGTTAGCCCCAAGGACGCTGTGACCATTACGATGGGCAACGACTTTAGCTACTCTGACATTGAAGAGAAGGTTTTGATTAACGAGAAAAAGACCTTTGATGGTACCAACTATGTGGATACCGGTGTGCAGCTGTTGAAGGAAGACCGGGACTGGGTGCTGGCGGTAGATTACCGGATGACCACAACCGATACGGCCAATGCTGTGCTGATGCAGTGTTTTGAAACCAACGGCATGAACGGTATCCGCATTTGGAACAACAATGGAGCCAAGATCAGTTGGGGCACCGAAAGCGCAACAGCTGCCACAGTTGGAACCCGTGACATGGTGGTAATGCGCCACAAGAAGGGCGAAAACAACCTGCATGTGTATACGGCCAACATTTACGGTGATGACATTGTTTACACCGAGATTAACCGTGGACGAATTACGCAGACCAATGCAACGCTGGTGTTTGGTTGCGCCAAGGCAGATGACGGAGAATATGAACGGTTTGCCAAGGGTGATGTGTACTGGGCGAAAGTTTGGTATGCAGACCTGGGCGACAATGCCTGCCGGAAGCTGGCTGCATGGCCGCATGAAACCCGCGAATATGAGATGTGCGGATTTAAGCAGTTTTATTTAAGCGATAACACAAACAAGCGCTGCGCAATGACGTTTTTGGCGAAAAATACGCTGGCACGCAAGATGCCGATTACCAGCAGCTATTACAACAATGGCGGTTGGCCCGCAGCAACGCTGCGCACCTACCTAGACAAGCGGCTGCCGAATGCCCTGCCGATTGGATGGCAGCAGTTGATCCAACAGGTAAAAGTGACATCCAGTGCGGGCGGAACATCCAAGGAAATTGTGACGGCGGATTGTTACTTCTTTATACCGGCTGCATATGAGCTGAACCCCAGCATGAACAGTGAGCCGTATATTTATGAAGGTACAACGATCAGTTACATGACGGATAATCAGAGCCGAATCTGCTATGGCGATGATGGCGCGGCCACCACTTATTGGACACGCAGCCCGAATGTTCAGTATGCAGATTACTTTTTGCAGGTTGCAGCGGACGGCCAGATTTACAGCTATGTTACCCCAAATGAGCAGCATGGCGTGCGCGTGATGTTCAGCGTGTAAGGGAGGTTGAGGGACGAAATGTATTACAAGGTGATATATAACGGCCAGGTGATTGATACCCTTGACCACCTGAGTTTTGTGAAATACCAGGCGAAACACGGGATTATGGTAAACTGCACGGCAGATGATGCCGAAGGAATTGTGAGCAGTGATGGGCGCTACATCTGGCATGTGGACGGATACTATAACATTCCGGCGGCAGGATACGATACCGTGCAGCTGGAAGAGATCAGTGTTTACGAATATGACAAGCTGAAAGCCTTGGGGGCCAAAACCCCTGAGGCTATTATTGATGCTTATACCCTGAGCCTGATTGAAGGAGGTGTGCTATGAGTGACTTTGTGGAGAGTTTGCGGCGGTTGTATTTGGATCGCCGATTAAAAGAAGCGACCCTAAATGCGCTGTGGCACAAGGGCAAAATCAGCCGCAATGAGTTTGACTACATTGTGGGCGGAAAGGAGACGAGCAATGTACACGATCCTGATTAACGAGGACAATACCCTGACCGCCAGTGTGGTGGAGCGCGTGATGCAGCAGAGCAAGCTGGTAGACACCCTGCATTTTTTGGCTGACCCGGAATACAAGGGCAAAGACATGCGCGACTATGTGGTGATGCTGGAATACCGGTTGCCGGTGAGCAAGAAATACCGCACCGAGTTTTTGACGCTGAGTGATGAGCTGTATAAAAACAAGCTGGAATACAAGCTGCCCTTTGATACAGCGCTGACCAGTGAGGCCGGTATGATTGAGTTCCAGCTGACCTTTGGCAACATTGAGATGGATGCTGAAGGTAGGACCACCCAGTACATCCGCAAGGTTGGGCCGGGCGAAATTAAAATTATTGATGTTTACGACTGGGCGGCAACGATCCCGGACGAAGCACTGAATGCTTTGGACCAGCGGATTATTGCGATGCAGGCCATGCTGAAGGCCATGATTGATAAGAGCAACACCATGATGAACAGCAAGGCTGACAACCTGAGCTACAAGAATGACATGCTGCAGCTGACCGCCAACGGAAGCCCGATTGGCAATGCGGTAGAGATCAAGAGCAGTGGAGGTTCCGGCAGCGGCGGTGATGGTACAACTGATGGAAATATGCGGGTGGTTGAGTTTTAAGGTTTAGCCGCCTGCGTTTTTTCTATATAGCGACAAATGGAGAAAGGAGTTGGGAGAATGGCAACCACAAGTAAGTTGGGCTATGGTAACGCGGAAAACCTGGATACAGCGATTACGAATGGAATTATTGACGAGAAGGACCTGGTTATTACCAAGGATACATCGGAGTTTTATTACATCCGTGACGATAAGAGCAAGCAGGCGATCCGCCCCCGAACCCGTGTTTTTGACAGCAACGGACAAGCCAATGAACAGCTGAACAACAGCAGCGACACTTATGCCGGGCAGACCGTAATGATTAAAAACACCGCGGGCAAGTATGAGCCGTGGATTGTACAGCTGTTGGATACTGGGAAGTTTGCTGTTGAACCGTTCAGCACTGCAAGCACTGGATTTGTTTGGCAAGAATTTTAATCGACAAAAACAACATGAAATTTAAGGAGAAATAATTATGGCAGAAGTAAAATTTAATTATGGTACCAAAGCTAAGTTTGAAGCCCTGCAGGTAAAGGACAACGACACCCTGTATTTTTTGACTGACACTTTGCAGATTTTTAAGGGCGCAGTGGAATACACCAAGAGCTGCAAGCTGGTGAGCACCCTGCCTGCTTCCGGCCAGGTGCAGGGCGTTGTTTATGTGCGCACCAGCGACTTTACCCTGCATGTGTTCAATGGCACCAGCTATATCCAGCTGAACAAGGCCACCGTAACTGAGATCCCGGCTGCCAGCGCCAGCGATGACAATGTGCCGACCACCAAGGCTGTTGCCGACTACGTTGATGCCAAGATTGCGGGCGTTGTTGGCGGCAAAGGCGTGTTTGTTACCGATGTTACCTACAATGAGGGCGTGCTGAGTGTTGCCAAGGGCGGTGACCCCGTTACTACCACCCTGACTGGCGTTGTGCATGCACCGACTTATGACGCAAGCACCCGCACCATCAAGCTGCCGGTATTTGGCGGCGACGAACTGACCATTGCGCTTGGCAAGGATCTGGTTGTGACCAGCGGTACTTATAATGCCAAGGACAAAAACATTGAGCTGACCATTACCAGCGGCGATGTGATCAAGATCCCGGTTGGCAGCCTGATTGATATTTACACCGGTCTGGCAACTTCCACCGCTGAGGTTACTGTTTCTACTGACAATAAGATCAGTGTAAAGGTGAAAGTGAGCGCCAAGGCTGACAACTCCATTACCCTGGAGGAAGACGGCCTGTATGTTGCTGTGCCTGATGCTTATACCAAGGCCGAAGCTGACAAAAAGATCAAGGCTGTGCAGACCGCCCTTGATACGCACGCTGCGAATGCCGACATCCATGTAACCAAGGAACAGAAGGCCACCTGGGATGCCAAGGTGAGCACTGAACAGCTGGCTGCTGCCAAGAGCGAGGCCATTGGTGCTGCCGCTACTGACGCAACCGCCAAGGCTAATGCTGCCCGTGATGCCGCCAAGGCGTATGCTGACGGCCTGAATACTGCCATGGATACCCGCGTGAAGGTTGTTGAGGGCGCTATTACCTGGAAGACCATTGGCTGAGACGACCAAGCGGTTAGTTATTTCAAGTTGACATAAAAAATAGCCTTCGCTGCAGGGCCAGTGTTTTGCGAGTAGGAGAACATACACTGTGCAGCGAAGGTTTTATATTGTATTGACAAACAACGATGTTGAATATATAATAATAGTAGAACTAAGGCACCGACATAGAGGTCTACCTCAGTTTATAGTTTATGTATGACAGTTAAACCATCATAGCAAAAACCGTTCTGTGGGCGACAGGGCGGTTTTACTTTTTATTACCACGAAAAAACGTGATAACTGCTACGACAGTTTGTACCCCAGTGAACACAACGCCAATAATGACGATGGTATCAACAAAGGATAGATCCGGCATAAGCATCACCTCCTGGCAAAATGGATTTGCCGGAAGGCAAAGTAGGGGCGCTCCACAATGCCTTGCGGCAGATGGGAGGCTTGACCGCCTATTACGTCTATGAGGAAGATATGGCAAAAAGGAATAAACGTTGGTGCCTTAGTTCTGCTATTATTATACTGTCAATGCAAAATTTGTCAAATTAAATACTGAATCGAAACCGCTTATCTGTACGCAGGTAGGCGGTTTTTTTATTGTTACAAAAAGGAGTTTTACGATGTCAAAACTTTCTTTATGCGAGATCCAACAGTCGCAGCTGGATAAAACTCCTATTGTGGATGGACAGCTGGTATGCTGCTTGGATACGGGAAACACTTACCGGGACACAGCCGGTGGGCGAGTTCGGATTGGAAGCGATCTGGAACGAGTAAGTGAGCTGCCATTGGCCCCGCTGGCCGGGAAGATTTATTACCTGCCGCCCGGAGATTTATATATTTATAACTCTGGTTGGGTAATGCTGAATACCGATACTTGGCGCGGCATCCAAAACAATTTGACCAGCGACAGTACGACCGATAGTTTGAGCGCAGCGCAGGGCAAGGCGCTGAAAGCTTTGGTGGATGGGAAAGCTGCCGTAAATCATACGCACAGTCAGTATCTTACCGCACATCAAGATATTAGCGGAAAAGTAGACAAGTCTGAGGCTGGGGCAAATAGTCTGTTGGCAACGCTTACAACTACATGGACTTCAATTCCTACAGATAACACTTACTTTGTACGACAAGATACGGGAGGCGGCAATACTTTTGGACGTGTGAAATTCTCTACCCTGTGGAGTTACATCAAGGGCAAGGGTGACGCTACTTATCAGCCAAAGGGTAGCTATGCCGCATCAAGCCATACACATGATGATCGGTACTATACAGAGAGCGAGATTGACGCGAAGCTGAAAACCAAAGCTGATACGCACAGTCATCCATACCTTCCTACTGCGGGTGGAACTGTGACGGGTGTGACTGCGTTTACAAATACAACTGCATCTACGAATAAAAGCACTGGTGCTGTGAAGGTAAGTGGCGGTGTTGGTGTTGCTGGACGCATGAGCGCCAATGAGGTTATGATTGGCGATGGATGTACACTGCGATACGATGCAATAAACAAGTGTGTGAATTTTACGTTTAGTTAAGGAGGTGGCGCGATTTGGCTTTGCAATTATGGCTGCCGCTGAATGGAGACACCAGGCAGCTGGGGCTGAATGGAACCACAATAAGCGGTGCGCCAAGCAGCTGGGGCAACGGCAATATGGGGAAATGCGCCACATTTGCTGGAAATGCGGTGATTAAAACCGCCAGTGTGCATGATTTTGACTATCTGGATAATTTTAGCTGGGCGGTTTGGCTGAACACGAATTACACCGGAATCACCAGTCAGTATGTTTTCACGGTTGGCAGGGCGGACTGGGCGGCTTTTGGTTATGCGCTGGAAGTAGCAAGTGCCACCCAGTGCCAGGCAAGATTTGGAAGTTCCAGCTGGATGTTCGGCGTAACAGGCGGCCAATGGACCCACGTTGCATTTGTGAAGAGTGGGACGAACATCAAGATTTATGTGAACGGTGTGGTGCAGGTTAATGCGACTTTTGGCGGAACAGCACCGACGTTTGCGGAAAGTATTGGCGTTGGTATTGGGTGCTTCCATTATTCTGGTGGTGATATTTATTATTATAACGGTTCTATCGCTGATTTTCGTATTTACGATAACGTTCTCAGCCCTAAAGAAGTTCACGAGATTGCACAAGGGCTGTGCTGTCACTATCCGCTGAATGACCCGTATGCAACAGGGAGTATTAACAAATATAGTGGAGATAATTTTGAGGGGAAGCCGAGCGGTAGTAGCTATACTGTGACCAAGCTGGCAAATGAACGCGGGTATAATTACAAGCTGAGTTATACAGGAACCGGCAATAATACCTGGCCTAATTTTTACTTCCCTACTTTTAGTTTTACTGCGGGCAAGACATATGATTACAGTTGCAAGGTACGGTGTCATAGCAAGAACTTTAACATTAGCTTTAGAGCGGCACACATCAGCAATGACTGGGTTACGAGTATGAAGACGATCACGGTGGCGGACAACCAGTGGCATGAATACCACATCCAGATCAAGCTGGACGCAAAGTACACAAGATCCGGCACAGAGTATGATACGAAACCGCTGGTTGAATTTTACTCAGAGAGTTTGGTGACCAAAGACAAAGTTTATACATGCGATTTTGACTTGAAAGACGTTTGCGTAAGTGAATGCAGTACGGCGGCAAGTGGAAGCAATGGCAGCTGGGCGGATAACACGGTGTATGATACAAGCGGGTTTGGAAACCATGGCAGTGTTACAAGCGCTTGTCAGCCGGTTTTGGCTGGGAACAGCCCGATGTATGATAAGTGTTATGAGTTTCCTTATAAAAATTATATTACTGGGAAAATGCCGTTTGGCGGGCAGGCTGCGAGCAACTTCACGATTAGTGTTTGGCTGAACCAAATTGAAGGCGGCGCATATTCTACTTGGTTGAACAGTAACGGTTATGGCGGCTCCGGTTTGTGGCTTGCCGTGAATACTGAAGGCTGTGCGCAGTGGGGATATCGTGGAGGCGTTAGTCCGAATTATGTGAAAGGCGGAAGTAATATTGCAATAAATACCTGGCATTTGTTCACTTATGTATACAAAGAAGGTGTAGCGACCTGGTATTTGGATGGCAAGAAAAATTGCAGCGCTGCCTATGCAGATAAAACAATAATGCCTGCGGGCACATTTACATTGGGTGACAGTTATGCGGGAAATGATTGGAATACAAATTTCCATGGCAAGCTTTCCGACTTCCGCATTTATGCTACTGCTCTATCGGACGCGGACATTGCAGAGCTATACAACACACCGGTTTCGATTACAAGCACCGGAACGATGATGACGAAGGGAGAGCTGATTGAAACATGAGTGTGAGAGTAAATAAAAGTGGGGTTGTGAATGCGGGGCGTTTTGTAGAGACAAACGGCGCTATGCTGAACACGTTTATGAGCGAAGGATATACACCAACTGCGTCTGTTGATAATTCATGTATGGAACGAAATATTACCGGATTTGAAAAAGGTAAAAGCTATGTAATTGATATGACCGTTATTTGGAGTGGTTTCAAAACAGATGTGGCGGATAATTTTAATATTGGTAGTCAAGGTTCTTGTTATGACGGAACCAGCTGGAGTTGGAATTATGGTAACCCAATGTGTAACGCGATCAACAATCTAAAAGGATTCAAAGATCTTGTGTTAAGCGCTGACAGCGGGAGCAAGCGATATGTTGCTACGTTCAGCATAACCAACGACTGTACAGGGTTACAGCTTGGATGCCGGACGAATTATTCCAATGGAAAAGGCACGATTACATATTCCAATATCCGGGTTGTGCCTGCCGATAGTTATGTTGATGGCTCAACAAGTGCTGGTAAACTCACCGATGATTCAATCGTGATGGATAACTTTATAGAGATGTAAAAAGGAGATGATAGGATGGCTCAGTTAGGCAACCTTATTGTAAACGGAGTGTCCCGCTTGCTGTCCAAATTGTATGTGAGCGATTCTGTAACAGCTCCGAGTTTTATTGGCAAGTTGACCGGCAATGCAGACACCGCCACAAAGTTGACAAGCAGCGCAGGAAGTGCGACACAGCCGGTTTATTTTAATGATGGAAAACCTGTTGTTACAACTTATACTTTGGGCAAAAGCGTGCCTGCGGATGCCAAGTTTACTGATACGAATACATGGCGTGGGGTACAAAATAACCTGACAAGCACGTCCACGGATCAGAGCCTGAGTGCCGCACAGGGCAAAGTTTTGAAGGCGTTAATTGACGGCAAAGCTGCGAGCAACCACACACACACCAAGAGGCAGATCACGGATTTCCCGGCGCTAGGGACAGCAGCTGTCAAGAATGTGCGAACTTTGACAGAACAAGGTGCCAGTGGCTGGAAAGATGCGGCAACCGACCAGCAGTATGTGCCCGATATGAGTTTTATCGCTTATTGGAACGGCGCGTATAGTGGAACAAGTTCTAACCTGACTTATTGCAACAGGGGCGCATTTGGCACGATTGTGACCAAGAACACCAGTGATTATGCTGTGGCCGGACACACCCATACATGGGACAGCGTGACGGGGAATCCGAGTACCTTTACTCCGAGCAGCCATACGCACGGAGTGATTAAATCCCTGAGTGTAAACGGCACAACGATTACCTGTACCAAAGATGACGGTACGACCAGCACCATTACGACCCAGGACACAAACACAACCTATGGCACCTTTAAGGGGGCGACTACGAGCGCTGCGGGCAGTACTGGCTTGGTGATTGCGCCGGTGGCGGGCAATGCGAACCGTTACCTGCGCAGTGATGGAACCTGGGCTGTACCCCCGGATACGAATACAACCTATGGTGTGTTTGCGAAAGCGACCGCTGATGCGGCAGGCAGTACAGGACTTGTTCCGGCACCGGCCAAAGGCCAACAGACATATTACTTGCGTGGAGACGGGACCTGGGCTGTGCCGGCAAATACATGGCGAGGAATCCAGGACAACTTGACTTCGACTTCGACCACAGATAGCTTGAGCGCAAACCAGGGCAAGGTATTGAAAGGTTTGATTGATGGTAAGGCGCCGAGCGGCCACACCCACAACTATGCTGGGTCCAGCAGTGCAGGCGGTGCTGCAACGAGCGCCAACAAGGTGAATGCAGCTTTGACGATTAACCTGAATGGGACAAGCCAGGGTGCATGGGATGGCAGCAGTGCGAAATCTATCAGTATTACGGCAGCCAGTGTTGGTGCAACAAGTGTGACAATTAGCAGGTGGTGATTTTTTATATGGGAGTTTATTTAGGAAGTACGCAGGTGGATATGCAGGGCGGTTTTGTGACAGGTGGTGCCAGTGGGGCGAATTTGCAGAGCAAGACAGTTAGCCCCAGTGAGAGCGCACAGACGGTCAAGGCCGACTATGGCTATGACGGTTTGAGCCAGGTTACAGTAAATGCAGTATCGAGAACTTATGTGGGAAGCGGAGTAACGAAAAAGAGTGCTGCGACTTATACACCGGGAACGAGTGACCAGAGCATTGCATCCGGCCAGTATTTGAATGGAACCCAGACGATTAAGGGTGACAGCAATTTGACCGCCGGTAACATTAGAAACGGTGTGAGGATTTTTAATGTGACAGGCAGTTATGCTGGGAGCAGCAG